TTATTTTCCTTTGTTTGTGTCACTCATCTTTTTGTTATAGTAATACAGTATTATTAATGATATTACTATGCTCAACATAACTATTATAATATTTTCTATCAAAGATTTTTCCCTTAACGACTCTATTAAAGATATTTTTTGTGTTTTGTTTTCCAGTATCAATTTTTCTATATTTCTTTTGTACTGCCAATCTCTCTGGGCTACAGACAAAATTGAACTGATAGTATAAAGCACGATTAATTTCACTATTCCTTTGTTTGCAAAGTTTATTTTTTGGCTTTCCTGAAAATCTTTATGCTTTTTATCTTTAAATATCAAATCCCTAATCGTCTTTTTTGTCCCAGCTATCGCCATTATTCCCACCACCTAACCATTTATCAATAAGCCTATCCAATGCCTTAGGCACTTTATCCTCAAGAACTTCAATTATCAATTCCACAAAATAACCTACAACAATTATCAGTAACATCACTACAATATCGATTTCAGGAATCTTCTTTAAGAAACCTAAATACATTAATACATATAAAGCCAATGCCATTATTCCGTATAGAATCCTAATTGCTATTGGATTTATTTTCAAATGGTTGTTTACTCTGTATAATAAATTTCCTAGCGTTCCTAAAATCAATCCGTACACTATGAATACCAAATCGACTAAATAATTTTCCATTTCTGCTCCTTATTTCTGAATTTTAAAGTATGTTTTTGTTTCCTGTTTTTTCTGCATCGAAAATTTGTTGTAATATAACTTTTAAATCAAATGTTTTTCTAGCTTCTTTTAAAACTTCTGTCAAAACTTCCTCGCCAATCTCTTCAGCAAAGTTAGGAATAAATTTTCTGTCAATTGATTTTTCTTTTTCCAATAATTCTTCTAATTTATCCCAAAAGCCTTCATACACCTGATTAAATTTTTCTGCTCCAGCTTTTCCTTTTGCAACTATCTCTGTTTTATAGATTAAAGTTTTTCCTAATTCCAATATTTTACCTGTCAAATATATTTTTGCTGCTAATTTATCCATTTTTATCTCTCCCTTTTCTTATTTTATTAATATCAATTTTAAGCTAGCCAGCAAGCCCTACAATCAATTTGTACTTGCTAACCAACCTATTTATCCAAAGTTATTTTTAACGTTCAAATTCAGCTTGTATTCAAGCCATTTGCACATTATTTTAATTCAAAATGTGGTGTATCATTCATTTTCCAATTTCCGCCCCATTCAATATTAATATTCTTAGATTTTGCAACCGCTAATATGTGGTTTGCTATTAGTTTCAATTTCTTCTCATCATACCCTTCTTCAGATGTAAATTTTCTGTACACACCGTTCTCAATAACTCCACAAGGAAATATGTCAACTGCATGCCCGTATCCGTCAGCTTTGATTTGATGGTTTGATTTTGCCTTGTACCCATCACAGTTTGTAACTTTTTGCCCTGGTCTTGTTCTTCCTTGCTGATACAGATAATTTTGCTCTTCTGCTGTTCTTGCTCCGTCTGTTATTCTAAAATCAAATGGGCTATTTTCAATTGCAGCTTTCATAACTTCGATTAGTTTTGGGTGGACCTTTTTCATTTTGTCCAGACTTGATTGAGTAAAAGAATATTTCTTATTTTCAGTCCCTACATTTTCCTTATCCCAATCTTTCAAATACTCCTCCTTTCTCATAACTCTGTTTAACCAACCTGTCAAAAATCTTTCTTGCGTTCTGTCAGCTTCAACTTTTCCTTTGTAATAAATTCTCTGCAAGTTGTGATAAACTTCCAAAAATTTTTCAGGATCTGCTGCATTTAATGCTTCCAATGTTTTGTTTCCAATTATTCCGTCCACATCAAGATTTGCATTTGTCAATTGATTTATAGCAATTTGTGCGTTTTTTGTTCCATTTCTGCCGCTATTTACAGCCCAGTCGCATATAGATAATGCCACTTTATCATTCACAACTTTATCCAGCTTGTTTCCTAAGTAATATTTTTTTAGATATATATTTTTTGCAAAATCTATTGTTAAATCTTGCATATCGCCTTTATATCCAAAGTTTCTTGCCACTTCCTCAATTATTCCATATTTTGTTTTTCCGCCCTTGTCGTGCTTGTCATTAGAATATCCTCCTTCGACCATTAGCAAATAGTTAAATATTTTCTCAAATCTATCCATTTATACCACTTCCTTTTCTTTTATTAATTCCATATTTTTTAAATACTTATACAACTTTGCAGGGCTGAACTGATAACCAACTCTATCCTTTAATGATTTACCTTTATAGGTCAATGTAAACTGCAAAGCATAATCGATTGCGTTCAGGCAAAACTCACTGCAAAAAAATCGATTATCATCCTGCACCTTGTCAGCATAGAAAAATTGTCCTAAAATTCCTAAATAATCATAGCCCTTACCTTGAGCTGTTCTAAAAAATTCAATCACATCTTTGGGATCGATATTTTTATCAAGCTCGTAAATTTCCATATTTTTCTGATACTCAAATTTCCTTGTCCTAACTCCTCCAGGATTAGATAAAAAAACTTGACCATTGTAGATAAATTCAACATGTGAATATTTTCCAAGAGTCCACAAGGCTATCAAATGCCCTATTAATCTCCTAGGTTTATGGAAACATATATATAGCTTGTCTTTTTTGAGCATAAAAACACCTCCCTACATATTTTTATACGCTTTTTCATATCTGTCTTTAGCGTCATACTCTTTTAACTCTTTATCAGTTAAATTTTCTAAGCTGTGAGATAGTAATGTTTCAGTAGCCATGGCTTTTGTTGTTTGTGACTGCATTATATTCGCCATTTTCATCATATCCTGCAATGTTAAATTAACATACTTTTCACTGTTGTTTTTTGTGTAAAATTTCCAGTTTTCAAATTCTGTCTTTTTCATTGCTTGACACATTACTACTATTCTAGTTAAATTTGACTGGTCTATACTACGGTTATTCTGTAGATATTTGACACCTCCTACTTCAAATTCAAACGGAGCTACATCATACTCAAGTCTTAAATCATACAGTTCTTTTTTTATCTGTTCTATACGTTTTTCCCTGTCGAATATTATTTTCCCGTCTTGTATTGTTTCACTTTCTTTAAGCTTAACTATTTTTCCATCTACAAAATAGTTATCAGGAGCAACTTCAACTTCCTGATATTCTATTTCTTCAACCACATCTCCCGCCATCGTCGGAGCTATCATAGTAGCATCCATATTTGTACTCAACACTAAACGTGTTTCATTGTTGTACATAACTTTTAAAGTGTCCGGCTTAAATTTTTTCAATTCTACGTACCAGTCTTTATTATCTTTATCATAAATCGCAATGTATTTCATACCATCTTCAAACTGTTTTATTTCTGTTTTGTCTACTATAAATTTCATTTTACCCTCCTAATCTTATCCAAATGGCACGTTGTACCAGTTATTCCCGTTTCCACCACGTCTTATTTGAAATGCTCTCATTTGAACGTAATCAATAATGTTGTCTGCATTAAAGTTAATCACTCCTGTAACCACATAACCTCCTCTTTCTGTTGCTTGGTTTGCGTTTGCAACAGTTGGATTGATGCCTCCGACTAATCTTATATCTCTTACTGTATCATTATTTAGAGTGTGCCAAACACTATTTAGATTGACTTCCACACTGCTTATCTTTTGGTCTCTGGCAGCCATATCGTAATTATCCATGATTTCACACCAATTGCCGCCGTTTCGATTTGGAACTTTGAAATAAGCTTTCCCTCCGTTTAAATGGAATGTTCCTACATACGCTCCTCCACTGTTGTACATGTGAGCATGTATAGGTATCCATGTTTCGTTCCCATTTGCTCTTACCACGTAATCCGAGTTGTTTCCGTACATATACCCTTTTGAAAAAGGTATGTAAGGTGATAAATCGGGTTTTGGTGAAATTTCTTTGATTGTTTGATAATTAATGAGTCCATAATCGTTTTCGGTTGCAGGCTTTAAGAATTTGCTTAGGATTTTCACTAATCCTCTAACAGTCAAAATTTTTGTGTGGTCTAGCGTTTTTATTAATTTAGACCAGACTGTTTCTCCTGTTGGTCTTTCATTTACGACTTCTTGTGTGTCTCCATTTCCCGCCTTAACGACTTCTTTAACTTTATCTGCCACGCTTTCGGATTCTGTTTCGGAATAGATTTTGGCTATTCCGTTTTTTTGCTCCGTTGCGTAGTTTAAGATGTTTATTATTACGAATTGAGTGCCATTATATGTCAATTCATACGTTTTGTTTTGTTTTAAATCATTAACTCCGACAAGTTCTATTTGCTCGTTAAATTCTTTTAATAAAACATAGTCTTTTCCGTTCAAACGCAACTTAGGATTATCATTTTCGTTTTCATTATCTACTGTAAGCCTTATTTTTAGGTCTTTGTTCAATCCGAACTCATTCAATCCGTCAAGTTCGCAAACGTAGTAATCTACCCCTAAATCCGTTGTTTTTGTTGCGTACAATGTATGCACATTTCCTAGTTGCATTCCGTTATAAATTGCTTCTTTTTCAGGAGTCCCTTCAACTCTTACTCTTCCGAATTCGGGAGTAATTACTTTTATTTTAGAATCTCCTCTTGTTGTTTGTTCTTCTACACGATAATGTGACGGAAATTCAACTTGATGTTCCTTAAATTTTGTGAGTTTTGCCATATTTTCTCCTTTCTATCCAGTAATGTTGATTGGATTTCTTTCAACGTAGTTTTTGATTTTTTCTTCAGATAAATGTCTATCCCCAAATCTCATTCCAACATTATAATTATCCAAATATTTTTGTGTATTAATTTTGATTCCGCCACCAACAACACTGTCTAAATTAAGTTCATCTACCAAATTAAAATCAAAATTTTCTCCACTTAGAAACGTAACTTTATATTGAGCAGGTTCGTTGTTTTCGTTTAGTTCTATGTTTGGTGCTACCCCAGTAAACATTCTTCCAATCTTATAGAGCGTTTCTATGTTTGGAACCAATTTGTACCTCATCATTTCAAGTTTTATACGATTTCTATATCTTTCATTATCTTGTCCAAGCCTTTTCACTTCAAATTTTTCTCCAATATCATCTAAAAATTCATCTTTAGCATAATTAATCAAGTGTTGTTTTTCTAGTAAATTATAAATTTTATCTATGTCATCAAACAATTTAGACGTTGCTTTATAAAATGATTGAATATTTTTGTTTTTTTTTAGCCACCAAGGACACTTTGACATTAAATAATCGAAATTACTTTGCATATTCCGCCACCTCGTTAAATCCTAATTTTAGTACTTTTTCAAAATTACTGGACGGTTTGTTTTTAAACTTAAAAGTAACATCAATATTCAACAATCTATCGGCTGAATAAATCTGCCTAATATACTCACTTTCGCATTTATATGATGTAATATAATCTCCAACTTCTGTGTTTTTTAAGTAATCCTTTACAATTCCTTTCAAATTTTCAATTGAAATATTAGTGTCTTTCGCCGCTGTAAACTCAATGTTTATTTCCACTTCTCTTTTTTGAGGTCTATAAAATGATATTTCTCTGTCAATTCCTTGGCTATCTTTCACAATTACTTTCGTATCTCCCATAGTTTTAATTGCATGATCTTTCTTTTTCCAAATAGCATTCGCTATGTCCTCGTTTCTTCCACCATCGACAATCAAAACAATTGACTTGCCTTCAATTCCTCTTTCATCGGTTGCCATTTCTTTGTTTTCGTCAGCATAAACAGACTTAACTCCTTCCTGCTTTAACACTTCCGCTCTAATTCCGTCCAAATTCCATTCGCTTTCGTTACGGCTTAAAAACCAACGTTCTATATAATCGTTGTCGCTTTCCTGTTCTTGTCCTCCAGCCGCAATTTCATTTTGTTTAAAATCGTATACACCATTTACAACTTTAACTAATTTAATAATACTTCCAACTTCCTTATTTCCTTGTTCTCCTGCTGTATCACAAGTAAATTCAAAAGTGGTCTTGTTATTTAATGTTCCATTTTCAGAAAGTGTATACCTGATTCCATCGTTCGCTTCAACAATTACGTCTCCTGCTTCGAGTGTTACATTAACTCCCCCTATTAGTTCAATTTTCACAGTAGCTTGACTTTCTTGCTTTCGTTTAAAGAAAAATGGACTATTCGCCAAATGCTCATCTATTTCTATGCCTTCACAGTTCAGTAAATTCATCTTTTCTGCTTGTATCTGCTGTCTTTCCATTTTCTCCCTTAGAAGCCTTGCCACAGGATACATAAGCATATACCAAGCACTCCGCTTATCATTGGAGAAGTCATCTTTTAACAATGTTTTTAATTCATTGTTCAAAATATTCATATTATCCTGTACTGTATTTACTGTTATTCTCGCCAACCAATCCCAACTCCTTTCATCAATGCCAATTCACTATTGTTAAAGATAAGTCCGATATTTACTTTTAAATGCCTGTTTTCGTATTCATAGACTTCAACATAACATCTACTTAAGAAATCTCTAAAATTACCCATTATTTTATTTCTGATATGTTCCAGCACTTCGTTTTCGTTTCCGTGAGTTCCAAATAACTTTTCAAAATTTAATCCATATTTAGTGTCGTATTCGAGTTCTCCTTCACGAACATGTAACATTAAAACAATTTGCTGTATCACTTCAAAATATTTTTCTTTTGCTCCAAAAAATTGTACGTCTCCCTTTTCAACATATAATTCTCCAGTTGCATTATTTAATTTTACGTCCATAAATCACACTCCTACGGATGATTGTAAGGAACTCCAACCTTACTAACTCCGCTTTCTGCATCAAGACTTTTTGCCTTAATATCTCCAACTGTCAAAGTTCCCGAAATATTTACATCTCCGCTAACTGTTAAATTACCATTTAAAACTACATCTCCGTTAATTTCAATACTTCCAGGAATATCGACAGATGTCAAATCAGTAGGAATTAAGATTGGTAAAGCGATAGCATTTGTTAAATTATGCCTTTTGTTTGTATTTGCTGTGCTTACTTCTTTTGTTATATATCCGCTAATATCTCTACTACAAATTAAAACAGGAACTTTATCCCCTGTTTTAAAATTAATTTTAATATTAATACTCCTGTTTCCTAATTGGCACATCGGAACGTGTAAAATTGGTGGCAATTTAATTTCTCTGAACTCTGCCAACGGCTCTACATCCACAAATCCATTAGGATATATTTTTGTTATCTCTGTTATTAAAGAAGTGTCAATTTTGCCCAGAATTGCCTTTATATATTCTTCCATTATTTTCTTCTGCCTTTCCCTTTATTTCTTTTTACTTGAGTAACTTTTCCTTTTTTGTTTTCCTCTTTTTCAATCTTTTTAATTTCAGCATTATTTTTCTTAACATCGGATTCATTATTAACAACTCTAACTTTTAAAGTCATTTTGAAATCACTAATATCAGTAATTTCAACAATTTGGCATATAGTAGATATTTCATTGCTTATCAATTCAATTAAATCACCCTTTTTAAGATAATAAATTAACAGGCATTTAACTTCATAATCGTATTTTATTTCTTCTTTTTTTTCAGGTTTCTTAGATTTTTTGCTATCCTTTGAATTTTTAACTCCCTTTTTGTTATCTTTATTCCCTTTATTTGATTTTGGAGTACTATTTTTTGTTTGTTTTGCTTTTCCCTTTTGCTTTGCCACCTTTTTTGCTCCCTTTTGTTGATTTTTTGCTACTTTTTTTAGACTTTTTACTATCTTTTTTATTTGATTTGCTTTCTTTTTTCTTTTCCACTTTATAGCTTATTTCTTCAATATTTTGAGGTTTTGGCTCTTCTAAAAGTCCGCTTTGATAACTTAGTTTGATAACTTTTTCAGTATTGATTTCATTGTGGTAAATATAAATAAAGTCATTTTTTGTAGTCATCTGACTGTCGCAATCTTTCACAATTTGACCTATTTCATAAAGTCCACTACCCAGTATACTTTCACCGATGCTGTAAACTTTATCGTTTTTAAGTTCGCATTGTTTAACAGTAAATCCGCATTTGCTTGCTAAATCATTAATTATTGTGCTTGCTGTTGTATTCGGAGCATATGCAGCACTCACTAATTTTTTGAAGTCCGCTGGAACTTCACGACATTTTAATTTCAAAGTTCCTTTTTCTACTTCTTTTCTAGTAATAATACCGCTTGCAACCTCTCCTATGTCCGCACCATATCCAGCAACGAGCTTTACATCATCCTTTAATTTAATTTTAGCAATTGTCGTGTTTGTTAAACCTTTTATTTCTATATCAAACTCGTTCGGCTCTTCATCTACTGATTTATAAGTCCATTTTATTTCTACTCCGTTTATTATTGTCGGGTCAGTTAAATTATAATCTTTCGGAAAAACAAAGTTTAAATCGCCATCATCTGTTTCAATCTTTAATTCTGTTCTTTCTAAAAATAATTTATTAAACATCCTCTTCTTCCTCGTTATCCTCTATATCAAAGTATTCTAAAAATACAGTTTCACAAAAATTTTCAAAAGTAATCAAAACTTCCTTTTTATCGAAGCTAAGAGGTACAATGTAACAATTCAGAAAATCATCATTAATATTTCCGTTTTCATCTTTTGCCATAAACCATCCAACAGGTCTGCCGTAAATCAATTTTTCATTTTTAAGCAACATTTCGCCATCTTCATTCATGATATCTAAATAAATTCGGTCGTTCGTCTTAAAATGCTTTATCCTAAGCAAATAAATTTCACTACCACTTTTGAATGTGAATACATAAGGGATTTTATTTTTGTCTATTTCTATTCTCATTTCAAAAACCCCTTATACTCAATATTGCTTGTTTTAGTTCCTGCTACACCTGTTTTTTGCTCATCTTTTAATGTAGTTGATTCTGAACTTAAAACATCGCCTTTTCTCATCAGATAAGCAAATTCCAAGACTTCAAAATCAACTTCAAATTCTAATGCTGTCTGAGTTTTATAGCTTCTCGAAACTTTAGTTATAATCATATCCTCTATCGTTTCAACAGTTGAAATTGTACAAAGTGTTTTCTTTTGCCATAATTCAACTATCTGTTCATAAATACTTTCAGCGTTTTTTGTTACCAAATTAGTTAAAATTACTGAAATGTTGTATTTTCTGTTACTATGCGAAACGTTGCTACTTATTAATGTGCTGTCCCTATCTTCGAGCGAGTGCGTTTTAACGCTGCTTCCTCTCTCGTCGCTTTTAATTTGTACCCATTCAAGTGGAATATCATTAATTTTACATCTTTCAGCCTCTTCAAAAAGTGTATAGCCATATCTATCCTGGAAAAACTTATTAATTTCATTGGGATAGGCGAGAGCAATGCCATAAGCAGTTGCTCCAGCAGTTCCCAAAAAACTATTCAAGCCCATACTGTAAACTTTATTTTTTGCTCCCTCATAAGCCATTTTTCCTAAGAAATCGCCTTTTAATTTTTCCTTGCTGGCATTCAAATTGCTAAAGTCCATTGTCTAACCTCCCATTGCTATAAATTTCTCTTCAAAGAACTCTCTCAAGATTTCTTTAATTGTTCTTTTTAAATCTTTAGTATCTCCACCTGTATTTTCAATAAGCACAGTTGGTGCAAATGTGTATTGATTATTTCCACCACTGCTTTTGCTTGAACCAGAACTTGATTTTTTGCTGTCAATTGATTTTTTAGAAGAATTTCCGAACTGATCCCTCATCATTCTTCTAGTTGCTTCGGCTGTCGAAATTCTAGTACCTTGTGGCAAGTTCATAGTTATTTCCTCATTAGCCAAAAATTGCTGTCCACTAGGCAATCTAATCATTTCTGCACCTTTTTCGGCAACTGTAACTGGTCCACCTTCCCACGATTTATCTCCTATGTAACGACCTTTTCCGCCACCAAGAAATCCAAGCCAAGAAGGTGGCTTGATTTTAAACATTCCTGCTATTTTACTGGCGATTCCGCTTACTGTCCCTGCCAGTCCGTCAAAAAAACCTTTAATCGCATTAATTGCTCCTTGAGCAATGCTTTTAGCCTTATTGAATCCTTGGGTAAAGAATACAGCTATCCTATTGACAACTGCACCAATCGAGTTCACAACTCCCGAAACAATTGCCAGTATTGCACTCATAACTCCTGTAACTACTGCGGATATTGCAGAAAATACTCCGATTGCAACACCAGCAATACCAGCAAATAAACCAACAACTATCTGTATCGCTGTAGCAACAACTGAAATCAATACAGCACCTATCTGCAATATCACACTTAAAGCAGGCATGAGCGAAGTTGCGAACTGAACAGCTAAATTAATTATCACTGCTAACGTTTGTAAAATCGGAGCGAATGTTGGTGCTAGCATGGTTACAATTTGCATAAATCCACTAAAAGCCATACTAAGCATATTCCCAATACTTCCTAAATCAAGCGAACTCCAAAACGAGTTAAAGGCATTCATAATGTCTCCAAATATTTGACTTATTTGTCCAAAATTAATTCCGCTTATCATTTGCCCAACTACTCCTGCAACTTTTCCAGCAAGAGAAATAATGCCGTTTAATGCTCCTGCGATTCCGTTTGTAAGTCCTTCTCCACCGATTCCACTAAATGCTTGAGATATAGTTTGTCCTATGCCTTTTAAAGGTTCTAACAATGGTGCAAAATTTAATTTCCCGAAAATATTTAATATTCCGTCCAATGCTCCATTAGCCATTCCAGCAAGTCCAGTAAATGCCCCTTGTAAATCTTGAGCCATTTTTTGACCAGCGGGAGTGTTTAATAATTGATTAACTTTGGTAAGCAATCCGTCCATAGCCTGTTGTCCTGCACTTTGTGCATTTTGCCACACTTTTCCAAATGTCAACGGCATTTTAGAATACTGAGCTTCAATTTCATCTGCACTTCCTAGTACAGCCTTTTTAATTACATCGGATGTAATTTTACCTTCCGAACCTAATTTTTTAAGCTGTGCCATAGACACTCCCATGCTTTCAGCTATTTTTTGAGCTAAAATTGGAGCATTTTCCATTACCGAACGAAACTCATCACCTTGCAACTTACCAGATGTCATAGCTTGATTTAACTGATACATTGCCGCACTAGCCTCTCCTGCCGAAGTTCCAGATACTTTAAACGCTTTGTCTAATGTACTCGTAAATTTTACGGCTTCTGCATCATTAAATAATCCTTTTGTAAGCATTTTTAATTTAGCGATTGAATCAAGTTGTTGCCCATAATCTGCCCCACTCTGTTGAGACGCTACAAATGTTTTTTGTTTCAATCCAGCAACGTCATTTGTTACCATTCCAAGCCTTGAATTTCTAAGTGAATTTTCATCAGATGCTTTGGCTATCCCTGCAAAACTAAGTCCACCAGTAAGTCCACCAATCATACTGCTAATCATTCCAAATTTACTTAATTTTCTGAAAATACTGGAAATTTTATTTCCTATTTCTTTTAATTTAGATCCGAATTTCTTTAAGCTTTCTCCTTTAAATGCTTTTTTTATTTTGTCTCCTAGCTTTGGGAATAGATTTCCTAAAGAACTACCGATACCTCTCAAGCCGTTGAATTTATCACGGATTGAATCTAAGCCTGTAGCGGCTCTTTTACCAATTAACGGTATTTTTTCAACTCCATTTATTAAGCTATTAGTAAGATTTTCGAACTTAAAATTTTGAATTTTGCTTTGTAATTGCGATACGCTAGGAATCAAGCTAGCCATTTTTGATTTTAATTTTTCAAGTCCCGAACCACCAACTTTATTTCCCAATTTTGACAGCTTTTCTTCTATTTTTGAAGCGGCTGGTAATAAAGATTGCATTTTTGATTTTAATTTGTTTATTGGACTATCTTCAGATTTTATTTTCATCAATATTTCTAATTTATTTCCACCAGCCATTTTATTCCTCCTCTTCCTTGAAATCCATCATTGCTCTTATCCATTGAAAAAATCTAATGTTGCTCATATCAAGAACAACATTAGGGTCTTTTATTCTTTTTTTTACAATAAATTCCCACCTTAATTTGATTAACGGGTCTTCGTATTGCTCCTCTGCTATTTTAATTTCATATTCAATTTTCTTTTTTTCTTCTCTTTCGACTTTTCCATAAAGGTAGCAATCACCTCACACAATTCAACTAATGCTTCTGAATCGTTTTCAAAAAATTCAATTTTTCTAGCTTCCTTTGGAAATTCAACCATTTTTGGCAAAAGAATGCTTGCAAATGTAAAATAATCATTATTTGCTACTAAATTTAAGTATGTTTTTTGATATAATTGTAAATTTTGTGGTTTAGTCAACTGAAAATCAAAAACCTTTGTATTTCCTTCCGCATCCACATATATCTCTTGCCCCTTAATATTTAACCTTCCTAAATTGTCAATAAAAACATTATTTTCTTGTTCTTTTTCTTCTATTTTTTCATTTTCTTTATTTGTCATTTTCTAATTCCTCCTAAACTTTTTCATCATATTTCGCACATTGAATTGTGTATTCAATGTCAACATCTTTTGTATTGTTTTTTCTTTCTCCGCCTTTTTGGATAGAAACACCTTGTCCGTTTCCGACAATTTTGTTCATTCCTGTATTGTCTATATATGTCAAAGTCCCTAAAACTCCATTTGGATTTGCATTACATTTTGTTAAAAATATGTCGTCATCAGAGCCTTTTACCGTTGTTAATTTAATTTCTCTTTTTGTAACTCTTGTTTGGATTGTCGGTACATTTCCTTTAATGTCAGGGTCGCCCATTGTATGACTATCCTCAGTTGGATTGTTCTGTATTTCTTTAGCTTCCTTAATCATATATGTTCCTATTCCTGGAAATGTAATAATCAAGTCCACTTTACTTAAATCAATCGACTTTTCTAAAAAATTATTTCCCATTTTCTACCTCCCTATGCCGTTAATGGTTCGTCGTGCCAAACCAAAGTAACTTCAATTTTTTCTACTTCTGTACTGATTGTAAAATCAATTTTTACATTTCTAAGTGTGCGATTGATGTAATCGTCTACAGTCAACCCTGTCTGTGCCGAAGTATCTTCAATGTTTGGAACTGTAACTTTAAACAAGTATTCACCGCTATTATTCTTAGCAACCGCTCCTTGTTTCCCCGTTGCCAGCATCACTCTATTCAATAATGCTTCAACTTTTGGAATACCTTCACTGTCCATTGTTGTGTTCTTTTCTTCAATTAACATTCTTGAAAGATTTGTTTCAATGTTATGCACAATAGCATCTATCTTGATTGTTTGGTCTGCATGCCTAACACCGTCGGCACACCAAGAGCCGCTTGTTACAGCATTATATCCAACAAAACTTCTAGTGTAATTAATATTACCTTCTTCGTTATCGCTTTCTTCTGTCAAAGTTTTAGCTGACGGATCTACTCCTAATATTCTTCTATCACTCCAACGTCCGTTAATTCCTTGAGCGAACGTGTAGGCTGGTAATCCGAATATATCCAAGTTTCCACCTTCAGCTTTTCCTGCCATAAAATATATTCTTACACTTTCTTTTAATTTGTTGTTCTCCGCTGTCGAATTAGCTACAATTGCAAACTTAACATTTCTAGTTAGCCATTTAGCCAATGCCTTTGTAAATTCCTCATCATAAAAATCTACAATTACACCATAAAAATCGCCAGTTGGTAAACTTTCTAAAAATTCTTCGCTTGGCGTTGCTTTACTTGCACAATACCAAACATCTGGCTGAATAACATTTCCGTCACTATCCTCTTGTGATAAAAATGTTTCTACGCCTTTATACATTTTAGAATTAGCTCCAAAATCTGTTTTAACGTCATCCAATTTTGTGTATTTTTTATAAGGATTGTCTGCTTCTTTAGTTATAAATAAGACTTTTCCAAAATCGCCTAACAATAAAGGTTTTGTTGGTCTTACTACCGTTACTTTTATTTTCTTAGCCATTCTCTACCTCCGTTTTTACTTCTACCTCTTTTATTAAATCTCTTACTCTTTCACTTGATTCTCGCCAGTTCATTTCTACATCAAAACTAAATCTATAAATATACTGACTGCCTTCAAGAAAAGTTAAATCTTTTATTTCTATATTGTCATCACTTAATCCAAATCCGTTCCTAACTAAGTCGTGTCTTTTCTTAAATACTATAACCTCAAGCAATTCACTAGCCATTTCTTCTGCCCTCGTCTGTGTTGGAGCATAAAAATCAAATTGCAAATAAGCAATAACTAATCTCAAAGCCTTTTCCTTAATCTGCGTATCTGTTGTTTCAATAGTTCTGTACGCACTGTATGCAGACTTGTTAAGGCTTATTGTGTGCATAACAGCACATTCTGTTGGCTTTTTAGCCACATAATTATCACGAATAACTTGGAAATCTACGAAACTGGCTAACAATTTTCTTAATATTTCATTTTTCATTCTTGCACCCTTTCAATATAATAAATTCTAAGCTCATCGTGTTTCATATAGTTCTTTGCCGTTGTTACAATATAGTTATTTCCCTCAAATTCAATTTTATTTTTCAAGTCGATGTCAATATAGCAATATATTTTCTTGCTATCCAAAGTAATTTGAATACCTTGTTCTGTAAGCATTTTTATGTCCTGTCTATTAAGATTAAATACTGCCCCCTCAAATTCTTTATTTTCATCGACTTCAACCAGTTCCGAGTTAATCCACTTGCTTGTTCTTTTTGATATTTTGCACTTGCTGAAAAATCTTTTTGGAATAAATGTTTTGTGTGCCATTTTATACACCTACAATCTGATAAGTGATTGATTCATAAAGTGAATGAGTATCCATAAGCGGTTTTGTCGAATTATTCCCTCTTTTTTCCCTTAATTTTATAGTTTTAGAATCTAATGCTGTAAAACCACCTTTGTCAATCGTATCTTTTATTTTTTTAACCACAAAATTTCCTAAATTATTATAAGCCTCTTCTCCAGTTAGTTCTCCAGCGATTATTAATTCTACTTGTGATTTCATATAATCTTTAATTTCTTTTTGAGCTTCGTCAGTTGCAACTGATGTTCTGAAAAATGGTCTTGCAGGTATACCTCTTTTTGTTCCGTATTCATTATACAAAGCATATTCCAAAACTGTTGTTCCTTCTGACTCATCACTTTCTTTGTCGCCATCATCGCTTAAAATACCTACTTTAACAGCGTGGGTTTGCAAATACTTCAGCTCTTTATCCAGCTTCTCTAATCCCTCTAATTCATATACAATTTCAGCCATATATTCGCCTCACGATACTTTCAATTTTTTCTTTTTTGTTATTTACAAAATCTACAAACGAATAAGAAATATCATCAATTTTATAAGTTTTATACTTGCTTGCTTCTTCATCCATACTGTTTATAAAGTCATTTACAAGAATACATATTTCGTATTTTAACCAATCAGGCAGTTCATCGTATCCAGCCTTATAAGTTATTTCAATTTCTTTTTCTTTTGCATTACAAGGACAATTCCTAAAATTAACAAACTCAATATAATTCCCACGACTTTTATATCTATCATTGAAATCAATGCCCACAATTTCAACAACTGGACGTTTATTCAAGTAAATTCGCTTATTATAATCATAATCCTCTGTAAGTGTTTCAACTTCCAATTTATATCCAGTTATATTTTCAATCTGACTAATCGCAACGCTAAGCAAGGTTTCAACCTTAGCCAATTCTTCATCAGCTAAGGTCTTGCCCGTTATCCTTTTATAGTCTTCAACAGTAATAAGCATTCAAAACCACCTCTATTTTACTTTCAATACAGAGAATGCTTTAGGTCTAATTACTCCCCCACCTATTCTGATTCTTGTGTAGTATTCAGTTATTCTCTCATTTACTTTTCTGTTCAGTTCTTGTTCAAATCCCTTTTTTTGATAATAAGCATAACCTTTTCCGAAATCACAGAATACTGCTGGATATTTACCTGTGTCTATGTCTTCTAAAAATTCTTCGACATATACTGGATAACCATTAAATTTCATTGTTGCACCTTCAAGAATGTTCATCCACAAATATCTACCGTCGCCGTCTTTCCATAACTTCATTTCTTCATAAAGTTTAGGTGAAACATAGTAAGCTGATCCTTTTCTATAACTTGCTTTCATTCCTGTTTCTAGTTTTACTAAGTCATCAGCTGTTACTTTTTTTGTTGTCGCTGTTGTAATAGCTGCACCAGTTACCGTTGTGTTTGTTAAAAATCCCTCAATAAATTGTTCTGTTGAAGCATTATATGCCCCTTTTACAGTTAATTCAGATAATGTTTGTCCGAACTCTTCTGATATTGCTTCTTTAAGTTCTCCAACCATATCAAATGCACTATCTTGTACCAGTTCATCAGTAATTGGATATCTTACTTGTCTATATCCCGCTCTTAATTCGATGTGAGTATATCCAAGTGTACCGTCTTGAGTATTCCCTTGCCCCTCTTTTACAATTTGGTTAGCACCTGTAATTTCATTTCTAACTGGGATTTTAATATAATCTCCACTTCCTGTATAAAATTTACCTTTCATCAGAAAATTTGATGTTTCCTTCGTTTCTTTCAAAATCTCGTGCGACAAGATTGTCGGTATCAATACAGTTGCCTGTCCTGTACCTATTGCGGCTTTCTCTAGTCCCTCAATTTCTTTGTTTCCAGTTCTCAAATATTTTTCAAAAGCAACGTTTGCTTTTTTCTCTTCTGTTTCAGGATTAGGCATACCTTTTTTCATAACTTCGTCTAATGTTTCAGCCATTTTTCCAAGTTCTTCGTTTGCCTTTTCAATTTTTTCTTCTAACTCTTTATTTTTTTCCAAAGCTCCAGTTAAATCCTCATTCGCTTTTTTTATATCCTCTGTGTTTTGTTTCATTCCTTTTTCCAAATCTTCAATATTTTTTGGCATATTATCATCTCCTTTATTATTTTTATTTATGTTTTTATTACCTTTTACTGTTTCCACCGTTGCGTCTGGTACTGCTCCTTTTAACACAACGCTACCTTCCACAACTTCAATTTCTTTAATTATCCTAGCGTCAACCTCTCCCTTGTCGGTCTGTACTTTCCCGTATTCCCTTTGCTTCAGAAATCCACCAACTGACATTTCGTAATTTGCTCCGCTTTTCATCATTGAATAAACTTTTTGTGCGTCCTGATTTATTGCATTACCATTATCATCTGTTGACAAATCAAGTTTCGCTGTAAATTTCAAATTCCCTTTTTCATCTTGATAAACTTTCAAAGTTCCGATTTCCTTACTCCAATCGTGCATATGCAACAAGAAATAAGTCTTATCCTTATCCACTTTATCAAGTGCTGTTTTATCGAAATAATCGCCATAGCTGTCGATAACGCTATGCGTTACCAATTGCCCTTCAATTATTCCTTTTTCCTCTGTGTCCTTTTTCAAAATCATTTCGACACTTTTTTGAAATTTATCCATATTACCTCCCTTATATTAATTCGCAATGGCAATTTATCAATTCTCCTACATCTGCTTCTAAGTCGTGCGGACACATCATTCCGTTAGAAAATGGCTTACTTGCGTCTTCAACCGTCACTTTGTCAAGATCTAAATGTGTCTGTCTGTCTGTTTTTCCACCTCCAACGTGCCACCACGTTTTTGGCAATCCTGCTTTTATAAGCCCTTCCAAATAAGTCATTGTTGCAGTAGTAGCCGTCTCGGTTCTTGCAATAACCATTGCTCTTTTTTCTTCCATATTTTTTACTTTTTCTGTTATATTCTTAGCAATATCACGAATATTAAGCCCTTTTTCCTGTCCTGAAACGATAACTTTGTTTAATATTTTTTTTGTTGTATCTTTTATATTAGTTACTTTTTCAGCAATTACTTTTTTCCCAAACATTTTCAAAGTTTTATTTTTTACAGCTGGAATTAATTTTTCATCAATGCCACGATGTGTGATTAAAAAATTAGATGTTTCACTTACTGTTTCAAGTATTCCTTTTTTTAATTCATCGAATAATTGACTGCTAAATGTTTCCCAAGCGAACTCGCTTAAAAACATCTGCTCATCTACATCAATTTCTCCACGCAACTGCTTAAAAACAAGCCTTAGCCTATTAAATTGTTTTTTAATTAGTCTATTACGCATTTTCAACTGTCTTTTAGCGATTATCTTTTTTTGAGAATTAGTCAACTTAATTTTCTTTGTTTTCTGCTTCTTCTTCGCCATCGTCTTCCTCCTCAACTGGTTTTACATCTTCGTATATTTCTTTGAGCGGTGTCATTGATGTACTGATTAAAATATCGTCGCCATTTTCAATTGGAGGATATTCAAGTTCAGCTCTTTTCTCGTTTATTGTCAGATAACTAAGATTATTAAGCATTGCCATTTTTTCTTTTCTATCCTCTTTCAATACTCCAATCGTACTTGTGTCGAAATCTATGTATTCATTGCTTTCTAGTTTATCTTTCATTATATTATTAAGATATTCAGCTATCTGCTCAACTAGTGGCAATATATTCTCAGTGTACAAATCTTTTTTTGCTTCCTTGTAATTACTGAATTTACTGTTTGTTCTGTCCCCAATTAAGATACTTGGCACATTCATTACTGCCGCAGTAGTATTCCGTATCTCGTCCATAGCATTCAGAAAATCAAAGTCCTGTGGAGAAAAGTCTGCCTCTTTTATTTCAGCACCTTCCCCATCCAAGATAAGTGCTTTCCCTACATTCCTAGAACCACTATTTTGTTCTATTTCATTCTTGATTTCTTTTTTCTTAAAAGCATTTAAGAATTTCTTGACAACAATAATAAGATTCCTCTTGCCACCGTTCTTTAATATGCTGTTGTTCCACTGCATTATGTAACACCAGTAATTGTGCAAAGCCGTTAATGATTGCACCTTGCTTATTCCGTATCCTGCTCCAGCGATATTATCATAAACATTCACACCTTTTATATAGTGAAACATTTTTAAATCTTCGCCCTTGTATTCCTTGTTGTTAATTCTTATTGATTTAATTCCGTTCAACACATTTTCGCTATCGTATTCAATGTGATAAGAGCCTTTTTTAAATAAAATCAATTCAGCTTTTGTAAATAAATCAACTTTCATTACAAGCAGTTCTCCAAACAAAATATAATACAAAGCAAAATAATTTATAAATTGGTCTGTATTAAGCAAGGAATTAGGATTTTGCAATGTATTTAGCACATAGCTGCTTTTTACATCTTTCACGTTGTCGCTATATCCTTTTTTATAAGTTCCCCATTTCAAATTGTTGATTGCTTCATTTATTCTTGTTATTGCACTAGATGTAAACGGATTCTTGTATAGCTGGGTCAAAAACTTTTCAGGATCTTCGTCTCCAAGAGAATAATTATTTATAAATTCAGATAACGTAACTGGCGACCTGGTACTCCAAAATCCTTTTGAAAAAATATTAAGTCTCATTATCCACCTCCTCTTTGTAATAATGTTTATTTAATATATATGGCGTGTAATCACTTAAAGCATATTTAATAGCATCAAATGAATGCGGGTCGATATTAAACGGCTTTTGCGTCTTTGGATTCTTTGCTATCAATCCATCTTTATTGAAAAACCACTTCATTTCCGTTAATTCTCTGTATGTATTCGGGCACACATTTTTATCAATAAATATATTTCTAAATGATTGTATCTTTTTAACTCCGGCTTTACTTATATCGCTCGTCTTTTTGACTGGATTAATCATTACATTATTCATATTGTAAAAAGCTATTGCTTTTGGCTCAGCACTATCCGCATAAACAACTTCTCCGTCATTTATTAATTTCTGTATCATTTCAGTTTCTAACATTTCCGCATCGGTTAAATGATTATCGTAAAACTCTTCGTAAATATATAAGTCGTTCAACTCTTCATCTATCACAACTCTTACTATTGCGTTGTACGAGTTGCTAAAACCAAAATCGAACCCAGCGAATCTATTCCATTTGCCTTCAATCAACTTTTCTATTCTACTTTGCTCCATATGATGTAAATTTCTAAATAATGTATCTCCGGCACTTCCAAATCTCCCTAATGTTTTAATTGCTCTTAAATAGTCATCTGTTTCCGTTTCCAAGTCTGCTATAAAATTGTCGGGCAAAAATTTATTGTCCGTGTATACTGAATGATGTAAATATATGTTTTCAGAAAATACATTTCCTTTTTTCAGATTTACTTCATTCTTTATTTTCATAATCCGTTCAGCATATAGATTGTTTTCATCTTTGCCAACCGTTTTCAAAATTTCTGTCAAATATTTATACGTCCATACTCCGAACTCATTAGGATTAGTTGTTAATATCAATATATTTCTGTTTTTTATACTTCTCAATCTCGATTTAAGTTCTTTAAATGATTTATAGTCAATCTCATCTGCTTCTTCTATCCAAATGGTATCTATATCCTTTATTGATTTTATTTTCTTGACGTTATCTAATCCTCTGAAAATAAATTCAGTTCCTGTTACAGTACAAATAATTTTCATTGGTGTTGATGTGAAATAAAAATATTTATCCAATCCAAAACTATAAATAATATCTTGAAGATCAGCGTAACAACTTTCTTTCAAGTTATCCCTTATTTGCCTTACCACTAATATTTTTCTTTTTTCTTTCAAAGCTAATAAAACCAATTTAACTGCTGCATTATATGATTTACTACTTCCGTATCCGCCTAATAAAAAATATATTTGTTGTTCCTGATCTAACAAAAACTCTTGAAAATGTTTGTTCACTTCACTTCTTATTTTCATTAAATCCCCACCAACTCTATTTCTATTTTTTTATCTTCTTCATCAAAAGATTTTATTTTTGATTTCTCAATTTCTAATTTCTCTCTTGATATTTCCTCTTCAGCAAGCTGTCTATCAATCTCCAGAACCTCATAAGCGGTAAGCATCTTACCAGTCCGCATTAAATCATTTCCCATTTTTTTAATAGTTGTGTACGCTTTTTCGTATTCTTGTACTTTTTTAGTATCCATTTCTTGTGAATTTATTTCTTTGGTTGCTCTTACTACCAAATTTGCTTTTGCGGTTTCTGTCCCTTTTAGTATCCTGTATAATTCGCCTTTATAAACTTCATCAGCTATTTGTTCAAGATACTTTTCTGTACGTTCTTTTCTTAGTTGTCTAATACTTTTTGCTTTGTTATAATAAGTACTCTTTTTTATTCCATGTTTTTCCAAAATTTCTTCTTTGGGAACATTATTAATTATGTCCGCTTTTATCTGGGTTTCTTTATTATTTGCACCCTTTTGCTTTGGGGGTGCAATTTTCTTTTTTGGGGGTGCATTAGTTAAGGGTGCATTTATCTGTTTTTTTTTCCAGCCTTCTCTTTTTCTCCAGCTCTTCACAGTGTTGATGCTTTGATTGTATTTTCGACACAGTTCTGTGATTCCTACACCATTTTCGTATTCCTTTCTTAACAGATCTCGTAAGTCCTGCTTATCCATTTTTATACTCTTCCCAATTTACAGTTTTTCCATTTATCTTTATTTCTTCCTCTCCTGTAAATTTTAAATATCTTTCTATAATTACTTGCACCCACTTGGTTTCTAATTCCATTAAATACGCTTTCCTGTTTAGTTGTTCACAAGCTATCAGTGTACTTCCGCTTCCACCAAATAAATCTAATACCTTTTCATTTTCTCGACTGCTACTTTTTATTGCTCTTGCACACAATCCGACAGGCTTAGGTGTTGCGTGTTCTCCTACCCCTTCTCTATCTTTTCCTACAACTCTATCAAAATGCCAAACATTGTTCATGTTATCGTGTGTATTATTGAAATAAGCTCTCGAATCATAAAATTTACTTTTTATTTTTTCATATTCTTTTTTCAGCTCTCCATATTCTTTTTGAAAAGCTCCATATTCTTTTCCGTATTTTTGTAACTTTTTGTAATTTTCTTCAGTCGGAAATAACCACTGGCTCTTTGTAAAATAATGTTTTCCCATTTGATTTCCCAGTGCTTTTTTCCAGCTCTTGTTTCCACCACATTTTTCCATTTCTCCTGCAAGATATTGTCGGATTGGTTCCCATCCTTCATAATAATTTTCTGAATTCGTATTAAATCCCTGCACACCATTCATAACAAATAAACATTTTTCATCAGCAACGGCATACATCCTTGTAAGTTCTGAATTTTGCCCCTGTCCGTTCCTTTTGTCCCAAGTTATCAAATTTCTGAATGTTATTTCGTTGTTTTTGATTTTTGGTTTTAGTACATTTGAATATATGTCCATTAACGGCTCATCTATTCCCCAGCAGTACCAACTACCATTTTCTTTTAAATTTTCAAATGATAAAGGAATCCATTTTTTATTAAATTCCAGTAAATTATCAAAATTTAAGTTATCGTTTGCCACACCATCCTTTTCTTTTTTCATTCCATAAGGGGGATCGGTAAAAATCAAATCCACTTTTTTATTTCCTAACAGTTGCATTATTTGTTTTGGATTCGTACTATCTCCACACATTACTTTATGTTTTCCTAACTCAATCAAATCTCCTGTTTTTATTACAATATTTTCAGATTCAGCTATCTCTAAATCATCTTCAATAATTTCGGTTTCATCTTCTTCTGTTTCTTCGATTTCGTCTTCCATTATTTCTTCTAACTCCACTTCACTGAAACCTAACAAATTTAAATTAAAATCAGCTATTTCCAGCTTGTTCAACTCGTACTGTAGTTTTTCGACATTGAACTCTGTATTCATAGTTAATTTATTGTGAGCAATAGCATAAGCTGCTTTTTGCTCCTCTGTTAAATGATTTAATCTAATTATTTCTATTTCTGTATATCCAAGTTCTTTTAATGCTAGATACCTTCCATGTCCTTCGATTATTATGCCTTTTTCGTCAATCGCGATCGGATCATTGAATCCAAATTCTTGAATACTGTTTTTAATCTGTTCAATTTGCCATTCAGGATGTTCTTTTGCATTTCCTGAATACTCAATTATTTCATTGATATTTATTCTCTCTATCTTCATTTTGCCCCCTTTCTTTGATTTTTAGACAAAAAAAGAGCCGACTTATAAATAGACTATTTCTAATCTACATATAAATCGGCTCATTAACTTTCATAACTCTTGCCTTTATCCAATTGTATTTGTTTTTTTTCTTCTTATTACTTTGCCGCTATTGAAAATAATTGTCATCTCTTTTTCTCCTTTTTTGTTCATTTCTTCCAGTAATTCTACTATAAACAAAAAAAGATTTTTGTTACTTTCAATTTGTTTTATCTGCTCTTTAGTAAGCATTTTATCACCCCTTTATTATACCTTATTTTATCAACATTTGCAACTGTTTTGAGTGATATTTTTACACTCTAATTGCAAAAAATACAATCAAATTTATTATTGTATAAATCAGCATAATACTTAAAAACCAAAATACTAAAAAATACATCACATTGTAAGGTGTATAATTAATTTTAGTTATTCCTCTTAATTTCTTTTTTACATCTTCAACTAAAGCATACAGATAACTAACTAAAAAGAAAACTAAAAATATTGTAACTGCTGCACTTAAAATTCTCATTATTATTTCCATTATTCCTCCTCTGTTATCACAATCGCATTATCAATTGTAACTCTGCGATTGTTTTCGCTTATTAAGTTTAATGATATTCTTCCGCTCTCATCCGAATCTCTTACCCTTATCAGCCCTTTGTATTCCTTTAACAATTTTCCGTCAAGAGTATAAATTTGTACTGTCCTTTTTAGCCCTTTTGTATCGCTTTCATAGTCTTTTTTAGAATCTTCCCATCTTGCACAGCTTCCTAATAATCCTAAAATTACAATTCCTAATAATAATTTTTTCATTTACTCATCCTAACCTTTCTCTAATAAAAACGACTTTCTGCGACTGAACTTGTTTCTATTTTATAATCCCTCTATAATACCCCTCTTTCAATCTTTTCCTAAACAATTTAAAGTGATTCGGATAAACTTCCAGCAGTTCATAAACAAGTTGCGGATTAAGCCATACTCCTTCAATATAATACTTGTTCTTGAAGCTCTCAACTCCGATATCGTGCTTTTCCCTATGATGTTGACTACACAACGATATAAACGGATTATGCAAGCCATCATCATTTTCATAGTTTCCAACACTACTTGCAACCGTTTTCCAGTGATCTAATTCAACTCCTGCATTTCTTCCACATATTGCACAAGTCTTATTTTTCAAGCAAGCAATCACATATCTTTCAGTCATCTTATCTATTTCCAGTATATGCCTGTATCTTTTATCTTGCTTGTTCAAGATATATAAGTTAATATCATTTTCCAATGCCTGCTCTATTAAAAATGCTATAAAATCATTTGCGGTCTCCATATCACATTTGGCAGTAGAAAATTTATTCAAATCTCTGCTTATTGCAAACTGTTCTTTCTGATATTCTTTCATATCCAGCATAGTCCATCCTAATTCATCAGCAAATTGCTTTATTAACACATGTATCAGTCCGTTCTGTGCCTTAGACAATTTTTTTACAGGAATAACTTTGATTGGAAAATTATTAAGACGCTCTTCCAGCTGTTGCTTAAGTCCTGGATAAACTTTTTCTACGGCTAATGTTATTGTTATCTCGCTGTTTTTAATTTCCGTGTAAGCCATTTTTTTCTTGCCTTTCTTTTCTTAATAAATTTAATGCTCTTAAATAAATTAGCGTTCAACTTCATAAAGTTGAAATCGCTATCGTTTATTTTGATTCCACTTAATAATCTGATTTTTACTTTTTCAAATACATTATCTTGTTCACCCATTATGGCATCACTTCCGTTTTTTTATAACCAAGTTCCTTTAATAATTTAGATATAAAATTTATCCCTTTTTGATATACAACAGTTTTATAATTTACTTTCACATCGCCATTTGGAGTATTCCATTTGCTTTCAACTACTCGAAAATATCCGCGGTCAACATATGTTTGAAACGGCACATTGTCCTTTTGAAGTATTCCCTGATTTCGTAAAATATTAAACAACGTGTTTCTTCCAATATTTTTAAAATTCAACACTTTTGCCACTGTTGCAATTTCTGCTGTCGTATCACTGCCAGTCACATCATTGTAAAAATCAACTTTAGACTGCTGCTCCTCAACTTTTTTCTCTAATTCTTTTCTTTTTACCATTTCTTCTTTTAGTTTCATAAAAGCCTGGATTGCTAAATCAGGATTATTTAATAATTCTTCTGTTGCGTACATTCCTGTTTTTCTTATTGCTGGTAAAATCTTGTTTGCAACTTTTAACTGAAAATTTCTTGCGATTTCATTTTTACCTTTCATTGCTAATAAATAAAAGAGATTTTCAGGTATAAAATCATTTTCGCCACTTGTGGCGAAACCAAAATCTTTCAAATATTTCTCCACTCTGTTCCATCTTATGTATTCAATTCCGTTTTTTATATCAACAAACCCTAGCCCTCTTGCCACGTCCTCTAAATTCAAAAATATTATTCCATTTTCTCCAATAAATCCTCTTACTTTCTCTATTGTTATCAATTCATTCATTAATATCCCTCGTTCTCTCATTCATATTTTTAAGCCATTTTTCGTGATGAACTTGTAAAAATTCCTTTTCAGTTGCTCCTACGTATTCGGCTACAATTAACATTGCTGCTATTATTTTGTTTTCTCTTTCTTGAGAAAATTTTGATAAAAATATTAAAGCAATCTCTAAGTTCTCTATACACCTTTTATAAAATTTAACATTTTCGCCTCCGGACTTTCTAAACAATCCTTGATTAATAAAACTCAAGTAAAAATGAAGGCAATCTGACAACTCTTCCAAAACTTTCCTTTTGTTTATTTTTTCTGTGTTATTTTTCCAATAATTCCATTCACTTTTGAGTTCTTGAGTTAGTTCTCCTAATTCGGCAATAAAAGCGACAAACGTTCTTATTTGTGTTCTTTCCCTTAAGGTTTTCTTTTCGTCAAATTTTTTATCCAACATCGCTTGTCTTTTTAGTAGTTCATCCATATCAAACTTTTTCAATGCTTCCATCTATTTCAACTCCTCAATAAAAATCTGTATTTCATCTCTTAACATTCCAATTTCTTTTATCCCTCGTAAATCATAGATTTGACAGTCATCTTTAAAAATTATTCCTTTCATACTGTCAATTAATAGCTTAAATCCGTTATCAACATCTATTTTTTTGCGATTTTCTTTATACTGAAAAATTATTTTTACTTTCAAATCTTTTTCCAACAACTTATCTTCTGTGTACTGTTCCTTTAAAAATTCGGAACAATACTCTTTAAATTTTCTTCCACTGTCACTTAATATCATTTTGTTTCTAGCAATTTTATAGGCAGAGTTCCAACTCAAAGCCTTTAGCGGTATCTTGAACTTATACATTTTCTACTCCTTTTTGCTGTTTGATACTAATTTTCTTTCAGAAATATTTTTTAGTGCCTCCTCGACAATATCGTACACATCTTTATCTTCAACATCATTCTTTTCAATAATTTCTTCCATTTCTCTTCTGAACTCTGTAAATGTTATGCTGTATTTTTCAATATATTCTTTAAAATTGTAATCCGATACTACCGATACATTCCAAAAAGTTCTCAGGTTTTCCTTAGTTTCTCTTTTTATCGTAATTGTATCTCCGTGTTCAGAAACAATAATCTGAATAAATTTTTCTGTTATTTTTTGTTCCTTTATTATTCCTGTTGTGATATTTCTATCACTTAACATTGATTGTTTTACTATTTTAAATATTTTTTCATTTATCATTTTTTATTTCCTCCTGATTTTATAATTTCATAAACACAAGCCAATGTGTTTTAGCCCTTTTATTTCCAAAAAGCGGCTTATATTTTATTGTGGCCAAAACATCTTTTAATTTGATTTGTTCTTCATTCCATTTGAAAATTAATGTTCCGTTTTGCTTTAATACCCTCATACATTCATCGAATCCTTGTTCTATGTCGTTTTTCCAAGTTTCAGAATTTAATTTTCCATATTTCTTGGCTATCCACGAGTTTTCTCCTGCTCTTACCAAATGTGGTGGATCAAATACAACTAGATAAAAACTTTCATCTGGAAATGGTATTTGTTTAAAGTCGGCCACAATGTCAGGACTTACTTTTAACCTTCTTCCGTCACACAGTGTGTCCTCAAATTCCCTGTTATCCATAAAAACTGTATTTTCATTTTCTCTATCAAACCAGAACATTCTTGATCCGCAGCATACATCAATTATTTTCTTTTCTATTTTTCTTCTCCCTTCATTTTAACTTTCAATATTTTCTCAATCTGTCTAACTCTCTTGTTGTTCTCCTCTATCTGAACACCATTTTGTTTTATTTCTTCTGTTATTTCCATCATTTTCCTGTTTAGTATCGCGTTTACTTCTCTTAAGCTGTCATTTTCAACGCTTAGCCTGTCCTTTTCTCTTTTTAGATTTTGCATCTATCCTCCTATAATATTCTAATCTGTTCCGCTATAATCCCTTGTTTTCTTCTGTGTTTCTTGAAAAACAAGTTTCTAAATATCGCTTCCAAAACTGTTACCACTATGCTGTTTCCTGCCTGTTTATATAATTGTGCATCCGAAATTTCCACAGACTTTGCGGCATAATAGTCCATATCTCTGAATCCCATTAATCGCCAACATTCAAGTGGGGTTAGTTTTCTTATTCTGTAATCATTGTTCTGTAAAATTTTAATACCTTCTCCCTTGTTCGTTGTAAGAGTTGGGCTTAAATCAGTATTATACACGTTTCCGTTCATACCTTTTCCACTTGGATTTATATTCACGATAAAGTTATTTTCCTGCCATGAACTCTTTGTTAAGGCTGGAACTATATTTTCTTTTATTCCGCCTTTATTGAATCCGTGTCCTTTTTGTATTATGAAATTGTCGGTTGACCTTTGCCCTGCTCTTGTTGTTATGGCAAACGCAGTATTACATTCTTCAAGTTTTCTAGGATTAAATCTTTCGCCCCTTGTAAATCCATTTCTATTTTTCATGTCAGAAAAGCATTTCAGATATTTCTCAGATAAATAATACTTGTCATCTACCTTTTCCTCTAGCAAGTCTTTCATTTTAGATTTCAGTTCAACTGGCTTTGGAAATTTATAGTGCATATTCTCAAGACTGCTTACCACGAATACTCTTTCCCTATTCTGTGGTATCCCATAATCTTTGGCGTTTAACACTTCCCAGTTTGAGTAATATCCCAAACTGTTTAGAAAGTTTAGCCAATGCTCAAAATCTTTGATGAACTTCTTTCCAACGAGATTTTTGACATTTTCTAGCAAAAGATACTTGGGTAATGTTCCGGTCTCTTTTGCTTCCAGAAGCAATCTTTCAACTTCCAAAAGTAACCCGCTTCTTGTATCTTTATTTATTCCTTTTTGATGTCCAGCAATGCTTAAATCCTGACAGGGAAATGAATATGTAAGCAGGTCGCAATAAGGCAACTTCTCAATCTTGGAAATGTCTCCGAAGTTATGGACTTCTCCGTGTATGGCTTCATAGCTTTTAATTGCGAACTTATCTATCTCAGAAATTCCTATAACTTCATAATCGATTCCGATGTTCCGTAAAGCCATCGCCTGACTTCCGACTCCTGCAAAAAGTTCTATGACTTTGATTTTTTGCATTTATCCTCCTATCAGCATTTTATTTTTTATTTCTGACAAATCGACTTTATTTTCAATTTTTGCTGTAATATTTTTATATTCAAGCCTTATGAAATTCATATTTTCTGTATTGCCAATTTTGGCTTCTTTGTAACCTATCATTCTAGGTTTTATTTGTCCGAATAATCGGCTTGTACCTCTGTAATAATCAGAAGTTTCATAAGGATGTTCACAGAATCCTTTGTATATGTCGTCAAACTCCCATTTTAGAAAATTGTCAAATTCATCGTCTTTCATTGTGCATAGTCTGTTCCAGCCAGCATAATCAATTACTGCATGTACTCCCTTATCCTCAAAACATACCATACCTTTACTTCCGTTTTTATATATTGCTGCTTTCAGTAATTTCTTTGCATAAAATACTTGCTGTTCCAAATCTGAGTCTTTAGCGTATTTTAAAATTACTGTGACTTTTGGCAAAAAATCGCCTTCACATTCTTTGACTATTCTGCCTATTGCACGGTTAAATCGTTCTATACTAAGTTCGGATAATCCCATAAAATAAATATTTACAAGCCCCTCTGTTACTCGTGTATTGGGGTAATAGTCAAGCAGCATTCCAAATCCTTCGTTAAATTCCTCCATTGTCATTTCTGCTACCTCCAAAATATTTTCTAAGTCCTTCCGCCGTTACTTTTGGTCTTTCGCTTTGAACACCAGCTCTGAATTTATTATTAGTGTTAGCGTTATTTTTTATTTCTGTATTTATTTTGTCGTCGTAATTTCCCTCAAGCACTTTTAGTAAATTAGCTTTTTTAATAAGCCAGTCAAATGTTACTTGCCATTTATTTTTATTGTCCCCCTGCATAAATTTAGAAATATGAATTTTATCTATTGCTTGCAATAGCTCTTCCACCGAATATTCTTTAAATAAATTCTTGATAGCTTTCTTTCGTTTATCGTCTATTTTTAATTGTTTCCCTGATAAGTCATATTCCTGAGCAATTTTTATCCATTTGTTTTTTATATCTTCACATGCTTGTGAAAATTCATTTTTCACATGTATATATTCTTTAGTACTTACTTCTTTAGTATTTAATTTATTAGTATTTAATTCTTTAGTACTTAATTGTCCTTGATTTTCTACCGCTTGACTTTCTAGGGGTAGATTTTCTACACCTTGATTTTCTACCTTTTGTTTTTCTACCGGTTGCTTTTCTGTTTCTTGTTCTTTTTGTCTTTTACCTTCTACGAGAGGTTTTTCAAAAATTTCATAAACGTATTCTATTTTTTTATTTCCACGTTCTTTATTCGGAAATATTTTAGATATTTTTAAATACCCAAATTTTTTTAACTCTTTTAGCCCTGTCTTTATAGCAGTTTCGTTTTCTGCACATATTGAGGCTAATCCTGATATTGAATAATCCCAATTCCCTGGTAGACTTAACATTAAAGTCAAAAGTCCTTTTGCCTTCAAGCTCATTTCTTTTTCTCTTAAATGATAATTTGATATTACTGTATAATCACTTGTTTTATTTACTCTAAAAGTTGCCATTTCTTCCCTCTCCCTACATATTGTATTTTTAACATCTTTATGCTATAATAATTACAATATGTAGTATTTCATAAATTTCTTTTCAAGCACTCTTCGGAGTGCTTTTTTTGTTATAAAACACCTTTTGAATCGTATATTTTTTCAAGTGCTTCTTTAAATTGCTTAAGCATAACTTCCTTAAATTTTATTTTAAACTCAAAATTTCTGTTCCTATTTCCATTCAACTTCTTGAATTCGTTTCTAATCAATTTGATAATTATATCAAATTCATCTTCAGTTATATCTTCAATAACTTCTAAAACCTTTAAAGCGATCTTGTTTATTTTTTCCAAGTTTTCTTTTGGGCTGTATTGAAATATTTTAGCTTCAGGCTTTTTGGGTTTCGGACTCGTTGGTCTCGAATTTGTGCCTTGTTCCATTGTTTTAGCTCCTTATTTTTCCTTTTTTGATTTCGTGTTATAATATTAACAAAAACAAAGGAGAACTACTATGAACTCTATTGATTTGAAAATATTAAAATATATTTCTGAAAAGAAAAAAGTTAGGCATAACGATTTATTAAAACGATTCAATTATCATTCAAGAGATGTTTTAGATATAAGGATCAATAATATTTTTGAATATGTTTCAAATTATTACGACAATAACATTAATGATGATATTATTGAAATTAATCCTAACGGCATTGCCTTTCTTGAAGATTTTAAAATTGAACGTAAAAATAAATTTATTACTGAACTTAAAATCTTTTCACTTAAAATATTAACTTCTATTTTTGTTCCAATAATAACAAGTGTTTTAACAACGATTGTTGTATGGTATCTAATAAACCATTGGAAATGGTTCGCTTTGATTTTTAAAGCTACTAATTAAAATATCTAGCCAAAATATACAGTGTTATTATTGATGTTGCTACTGATAAAATTATTTGTAGCAATATTTTTTTCCAATTCATTTATCTTGTCTCCTTATTTTATTTTTACCCCCTTTTGAGTTATAATAATATCGCCAAATAAAATTAAATACACAAGAAAGGAGGTGTTATTATGTCAAAATTTTTAAGAGGTATTCAGCTCGGAAACACTATTTTCCAATGGCTCACTAGAAAATAAAAACATTAATTCCACCCCCAGCATTTCTTTTACAAAAGTTATTTCTTGTAAATCTAATGTTGGGGTTGTTTCTAAGACTTTGTTTCGTAAATTGCAAACCAAATTATGAAGTTCGGTTATTCTTTTTTCTTTCTCGTTCATCTCACACCTCCTTCCTTTTCTTTTGGATTGTTAATTCGTAGCCTAAATCGTTTAGTATTTCCTCTGTTTTTTTTAAATTAGCTCCTTTTTGCTCGAAAATATTTTTTGAAAACGTTTTTGCTACTGACACATACGGTCTATTTGTTGTTTCACAAAATTTTTTTAAATTTTTATATTTTTCTTTAATTAGATTATCAATTTTCAAATAAATCTGTTTTGATGTCATTCTTACACCTCCTTTTTACACTTTTAGGTTTAAAAAATGCTTAAAAAATTTTTTTCAATAATATTTTAAACTATTTTGTTTAAAAAGTCAATAAAAAAATATATACTCAACAATCTTAGGTTTTTAGTATATATTTTCAAAAACTTTATTTCTTTTTAAAGAATAAATATATCAAATAAAATGGTAATATTGCTATAAAAAATCCTATAATAAATAACCAAATAATAATATTCACAACCAAATTTAACTCCCCTGAATTATTTGTATTAGAAACAGAAGTTCCTTTTTTAGTTTTTATTTTTTTACTTTTAAACAAACCTTTTACACCAATAGTTGTTTTGTTATAGACTTTATTATAAATTGCTTTTTTAGGATTTTTTAATAACCCAGTACCTTTTTTACCATACCCTGGTATAAGAACTTTTTTTAATTTTCTTTTAGCTTTTCCTGTGGTCATTGCTTTAAAACTTTTCTTTAGCGATGGTTTTCTCAATCCTATTTTCATATTCTCCCCCTAGATGAGTTCGCAAGTGCAAAAAATTTCTTTGTTAATATTTTCAATAGATGGTGCTTTTTCTTTGTGAACTGGACAAATATTCCATACTTTTATCTCAAGGTTAGCTCGTTTTAATCCTTCCAAGCATATTTGATTTGCAATTTTTGTCTTCAAAAAAGCAATAAAAATTTCAAATATCTGTTTTTCTATATTTTTTTTAAAATTGAAATATTTTTTATTATAAAAATCATAATCCAATTCCAATTTTTCATTTGGAAATTTCTCAAGAAAAAGTTTATATGAACCACGAGGATTGCAATGCCTTAATTTAAAACAAAAATTTTTAAATCTTTCGATAAAATTATCATCATTATTTAGGTATTCTTTTAAATTCATGTTATCTAAAATTTCTTTTGTTTTTATTTTCCGTTCCTCTGATTCCTTTATTGTCGGTATTGAATTTTCGAACATTTCACTTTTATTCCTTTCATAATACTATTTTTGCCAAATAACTTTGAACTTCAAAAATAGATTCCGATTTTCCAAATTCAAATTCGGCAATTAAATTTGAAGATCCGTATATTTTTAATTCAGAGTCCATATCAAAACTTCCTGCTGTTTCGATTGAAAATCTACTAATTGCTCTATACGGAATACTTAAATATTCTTTCTTTTTGCCTGTTACTCCTTGAATATCAACTTTTATCACTCTTTTATCTGTAAATACAATCAGATCTCTTAATCCCCTATATGAACGCTTAATTTCTTCGCCTTCCAGCAAAATTTTTTCAAGTACTTTTTCGGCTTCATCATTTTCAATTGTCGTTCCTCTGCTAGAAAATTTATCGCTTACAGCTTGAACTTTTCCGGCTACATTTTGTGCAGTATCTACTGCGTTTTTTACTTTGTCAAATAATCCCATTTTTTCACTCTCCTAGAAATAATTTAAAATTTTATATTTGTCATTTTTCTTTGAATTAATTCCGAAACAATTCCGACGCAATAAACTTCTTCATCTTCTCTGACTTCCATTTCCGGATAAACGTCTTCGTTAAATGAATAAAGATACATTTTTCCAGATTTGAAAATTACTTTTTTTGCAAATCTTTTATTGTCAATATTTACAATAGCCACTTGTCTATTAAGACTTTTCCAACCCTCTAAAGATGTAGGACACAAATTTGGATTCACAATTACCTTATCTCCATCAAAAAGTATTGGCTCCATGCTATCTCCGTGTATTTCCAAAATAAAAGAACCGTTAGGCATTTTAAAATCACTTGGAAGTATAAATTCTTCTTCTGTAAAATGTTCCATATCAATTTCTCCACTTCCTGCTGATGCAACTCCATATACATTAAATTTAAAAATTTTAGGTTTTTCGTATGTATTTGAAACATTAATTTGCTCTGGTAAAATTGAAGATAAATAACTTTTTTCTAATTCTTTTTTGTATCGAGGAAATTTCTCAATTAACATTTTATACATTTTCTTACTTACTTTTTTTCTTCCTTTTTCAATCTCTGAAATAAATGTGTGAGAAAAACCTATTTTTTTTGCCATTTCTTCGTAAGTAAAATTTTCGTTTCTTCTAATATGTGCTATTAACTCGTTAATTTTCATATTGCTCCACACCTTTTTTTATATAATTATACACTACTTTTGAAAAAAAATCAAAAAAAAGGTTGACATTTTAAACTAAATAGTTTATAATATTGTTGTAAAAAATTTTTTTAAATATATTTTAAACCAAAAAGTTTAACAAACAAAACCACTTAATAAGGAGTTGAATAAAATGAGTTTTAGCGAAGGATTAAAATATGCAGAAGGAGCAGAAAGAGCAAGAGATTTGGCTTGGGCTAGAAAATGCGAACAAGAAGACCAAGCAATAGCCGAATATAAAGAATCGTGTGAATTTCTTGAAAACGAATTCAAGGAATTTAAAGCAAAATATGAAAATCAATTGCGATATATTTCGTTAGAAGATTTTCACAACTATCTGATTCATAGATACGAGTCAGAAAACTATGATTTTGAAACATTTGAAAGCATCGTTCTTAACTATATCGAGGACGCAAAGGCTTGGGAAGACTGGGAAAAGAAAAATCCCAATTATACAGATGAGCAAGAGGAAGAACTTGACAAGGAATGCGATATGATACGTGATGAAATGGTGGCTATTTTGTATAAAAATAAATTAATTTAGGAGGAATAACAATGAATTTTGAATCAGTAACATTAGTAAACAACAACAACGAGAAAGTGAAAAAAGAAAGAGAAGCTAAGAAATTAAAGAACAAAATCAAAAAATTATTCAAAAAATAACATTAAGGAGATGATTGGAATGAAAACAGTAACAGATGAAATTATGGAAATGATGAACGACAAAGATTTGTTAAGAAGAATACAAAATACTCTTGATAAATCGAAACAACATATCGAATTTTACAGCAACGGTTACGGTGTTTCAATCGTTCCTGATGTTAATAACTCTACTTTGTATCAGGTAGCGGTGCTAGTTGGTACAGAGGAAGAGTATGATATTTGCTTTGATACTCCGATAACAGATGATGTTATTGAGGGGTTGACAATATTGCAAGCTCACGAAATAGCGAAACAAATTTCAGAGCTTGAGGCAAACTTTACTGGAACGTTGAATTGATGTTTTACCAAGCCTATAACAATTGCTGTTGTGGGTTTGGATAAGATATTAATCTTAGGACAATAAAAATATAGATGGGAGAGATTTTTTATGAAAAATAAAATAACAATTGAAAGAAGAAAAAAATCTGGAGCTTTAGTTCCAAAACTAAACGGAGAAATTTTGGAAGGAGTAAAAAATATAAAGATTTATTACTCCTATGGTGAAACTAAAGAAGAAACAAAAGAAATTGTTGAATTAATTTTTGAAAATTCTGAAATAGAAATTATTGACATAGACTAATTTCTTTATCTATAAGTTTTGAAATTAATTTTTCAGATATTTCAATTAAAGTATTAATAGAAGTAGAGCCAACGTTATTAGAAATTTCTTTAATTTTATTCCAATTTTTATCATTTCTGATATTGGAAACGAAATTATGACCAGCAACAGTTAAGTCTGAAATTTCAAGAGTTACAGTTATAAAATTTTTTTCAATAACTATTAACTCTGCTTCTTTCAAAAAAAGTGTATGATATTCTATTTCTCTGTTTGAATAAGATAGAAATTCTTCAGGTTTTTGATATTTTTCTTTTTCTTCTTCAAATTGTTTAAGAGTGTTCTTATCTTTTAATAATTTAAAAAAGTTTACATCATCATCATCATTTTTTAAAATTTTAAAAGATCCTAATTCAGCTTTTAAAAGAATATCACGTATTAAATCAGGATTTAATTGCATAATTATACCCCCTTTCATAAATAAATTTTCTCTATCAGAGAATTAAAACAAGTGTAACATTAAAGAGTATATTTTTCAATAAAAACAATAAAAAGTGTTAATTTAATCGTGCTATCTATTAACCTCTGTATACCGTACACACAGTACACTGCTTGAGGTATGCAGAAAAGAAACTGGCGACTTTAATAGCCAAACTCCTTTCTCAATATTAATTTTTATATATTTCTTTACAGATAGATAGCACAATTAAGTTAATACAATTTCTTAATCAGTATCAAAAAGCATTTCCGAGTAACAAAAGAGCTTATCTAAAAGCATTTAAAAGCAGGTCAAACATTACTGGTTAAGGTATGGGAATAGGAGGAATATGAACAACAAAAAGAAATATGTAAAAAAAATAAGATGCGAATTATACAACGATAACTTTCAGAACTACAAAAAGTATCACATACCTAAAAAGGCACAGCTTGTAATTGCAGATATCCCATATAATTTGGGAAATAATGCTTTTGCAAGCAGTCCAGAATGGTATGTTGACGGAGATAATAAAAAAGGCGAGAGCAAGAAAGCAAACTCAAGTTTTTTCAAGACTGATGTGAATTTTAACCTTGCTGAATATATGCACTTCTGCTCAAAACTGCTGATCAAGGAGCCGAAAGAAAAAGGCAAAGCTCCAGCAATGATAATATTTTGTGCATTTCAGCAAATTGAAACATTAGTGAAATATGCTAAAAAGCACGGATTTAATAATTATTATCCACTAGTTTTCATAAAACATAGCAGCTCGCAAGTGTTAGAAGCTAATATGAAAATAGTTGGAGCGACAGAATACGCATTGGTATTTTATAGAGATAAATTACCAAAATTCAATAACAATGGCAAAATGATCAAGAACTGGTTTGAATGGAAGCCTGATTCAAAATCGGAATATCCGAAAGTGCATCCGACACAAAAGCCAGTAAACTTATTAAAAACATTAATAAGAATATTTACAGATCCTGGAGACACTGTAATTGACCCAGTCGCTGGAAGCGGAAGCACATTAAGAGCGGCAAAAGAACTAAACAGAAATAGTTATGGATTTGAAGTGGAAAAAGAGTTTTACAAGAAAGTGACCGCTGAAATGCTAAAGGAAGATGAAGTAAAACAATTAAATTTATTTTAGGAGAGTGATTAAATTGAGTATAAGAGAACAACTAGAAAAAGAAATGGATCAAGAAGAAATTAAGGAACTGGAGGAAGAAAATGCTAACAACAAAGAGTGCAATAAAATCGATAATTCTAATTGTAGCAACCACTCTAATGCAGATTGAAGTAATTAGAGTTAAAGGGCATTGGATAGCAGGAGGCAATGTGGCATTTCCATTTTTGGTGGCTATACTGCTGTGGTATCTGCCTAGTAGATTTAAAGATTTTAAGGGTCTTGTAAAAGGGGAGAATTTTTTTAAAGGAGAAAAACTATGTGGATAAAAATTAAAGATATTTTACTTAATTTGTCAAATTTTCATACTATAGGAAAAAGGGAATTTGAAATAAAATTTTCGTATTCTCAAGAAGTCTTTATTCTTCGTTTTGATACACAGGATGAATGTAATAGAGAATTTGAGAGAATCGAAAAATTATTGCTGGAGGGAAAATAATGTTTACAGATGACTATATAAAACAACAGAACGCAAGCCTTAACTTTTTTAAGAATGCTGCTAAGAATTTACAGGAACTCAACAAAGAATTGAAACAAGACAATGATAAATGGGAGGAAAAGGATAATGAATATTTACGAAAAATTACAAAAGGCTAGAGTCGAATTACAAAGTTTAGGATTAAAAATGGGAGGGCATAATAAATTTGCCGACTTTAAATATTTTGAACTAAAAGACTTTTTGCCAAAAGTGAATGAAATATTTGAAAACTTAAAACTTTTTTCAAAATTTGATTTGCTAGAAAACGAAGGTGTATTAACTGTAATTAATACAGAGAAAACGGACGAAACAATCACTTTTGTAACTCCAAAGGCTGAAATAGTTTTAAAAGGACAGAATGGATTACAAATGATAGGAAGTACACACACTTATTTAAAACGTTACTGTTATCTAAACGCTTTAGAAATAGTGGAAGACGATATGATTAACGCAACAATTGACAAAGATAAGCAACAAAATAAACCTAAAGAATATTTGACAGAAGAGGAGAAAATCCAAAAAGCGGTTAAATATATAAACGAACATTTAAAAGGAAATGAAAAAGAAATAGACAAATATTTACTCGCTAATTCGACAGACAATTTAAGCAAAGTTCCAATTAAAGATTTAGAAAAATTATGTAACTATATAAAAAACAATAAGCAAAAGAAAGGAGCGTAGATTATGAATGTAGCAATATTAATGGGAAGATTAACACGAGATCCTGAACTAAAATATACGTCAAACGGAAAGGCATACGCAACTTTTACATTAGCTGTGCAGAAAACAAAAGATGAAGCCGAATTTATCGACTGTATAGCCTGGGAAAAGACGGCTGAGAATATAGCAGAATATTTTGGGAAAGGCAACAGAATATTAATACAAGGACGTTTAAGCGTAAACAGTTATGAGCAGAACGGAGAAAAGAGGAAATTTATAAGAGTTTTGGCAAACACTTTTGAATTTATTGACAGCAAAAACAGTGGTAACAGTCAAAATAATAGCAGAAATCATTATGATTCTGATGAAGATGAAGGGTTTCCTTTTTGATAGCAATTACAAAAATAAATAAAAAATTATAAATTATAAAAATAGAGATAGGAGAAAATAAAATGAGTAAAGAATTAAATTTATATCCGCTGAGTGCAGCAGGAAAAAATATTGAAAGAGCATTTTTAGAAGACGAAATTGACGAGCAGACATTAAAAGATACAAGGGAGATGTTGGTAACGGAAATCGAGGACGAAGGAGAGGCAATTGTTCAAATTTATAATAAATTTATAAATTATCTAGGACAAGGAACAGGAGAAAACAAGATTGTTGGAGCAATTGACAAGGAAATTGAAAGGCTGAAAAACTTAAAACAATTTTATATAAAAGGTTTTGAAAGATTTTCAAAAAATGTCGTCGACGTAATGCGAAGCTGTGGAATCGAATCAGGGCAATCAAATGGGGTTCAGACAGAAAGTGGGAGAATAATTTTTTTAAGAAAAAGTAATCGTGAAATAAAACCGAATCCAGAAGAAGTACCTAGTGAATTTCAAATATATAAATTTAAGCCATTCCAGCTTAGTTTTGAGGAATACTCACAACTTCCTAATAGCTTGAAAGAAAAATTACAAATAAGTGAAGTGAGCATTGATAAAAAGCCTTTTCAAGAAGTATTTGGGGATTTTGAAAAAGAAGAAAATTATAGTTTAAAAATAAAATAAGGGAGAATAAATATGATAGAAAAAAAGATTTATCCAAACTGGGCATATACTGAAAATCAGTACGAAAAAAGAGATATGAATAAAAGCATTTACAAGGATTTGACAGAAAAATACAAAATTAATAAATACGCTTCTGAAAATATAGAAGAATACGATATAGCATTTGAATTTAATGGCTTTGGTTATGCTAACAAGTCATTTAAAATTTTGTCAAACAAGGCTGGATTAAGTTCAGATGAACTGGCTCTTATAGCCGATGACGGGAATTTATGTTTTGGATATAAAAGAACTGGAGATATAATAAAAATTTATATTGATTAAGACAAAATAGGAGGATTAAAATGAGAGAAATAAAATTTAGAGCCTGGCTCAAAGAAGATAAGAAAATGGAAAATGTCAAAACGATGGATTTTACAGATAAAACTATACGATGTTTAAAAAAGAGTGAAATCATTAATGCGTATCTTTTAAGAAGAGTGAGCTTTGATGATGTTGAATTAATGCAGTATACAGGACTTAAAGATAAAAATGGTAAGAAAATTTATGAGGGAGATATTCTTTTTTTTAGAGATGAAAACATGAAATATATTTACGTTAATAGAGAAGAAATAAAAGACGAAAGTTTTAGCAGTCCAACTTTTGAGGAAACTGCTAAACATGTTTTGAAAAATTGCGTTATAACAAATTATTTTGATATGGTGGAAATGGAGGAATAATGAAAAAATGGTTTTATGAATACAATGATGTTATGAGGATTATGAACGTCAAAGAGGGTAAGGCTTATGAAATTATAAGGAAATTAAACGAAGAGTTAAGGGAAAAAGGATTTTTGACACAACGAGGAAGAGTAAACATTAAATACTTTAATGAACGTTACAATATAGGATAGTGATTTTTATGCCAGCATATAAAGATGAAAAAAGCAAAAAATGGTATGTTTCTTTTTATGTAAAAGAAAATGGAACTTCTAAAAAAGTTAAAAAAATGGGATTTAATAAAAAGCAGGAAGCAATGGAATACGAAAGAAATTACATAAATTCTTTTGTATCTGATACGGAAATAACATTTGAAAATTTATACAAATCTTATATGGACGATCAAAAAAATAGATTAAAACCAAGTACATTAGAAAGCAAAACATATATTTTTGATAAAAAGATATTGTCATTTTTTCAAAAATATAAAATCAAAGAAATAACGCCCTTACTGGTTAGAAAATGGCAAAACGAACTAATAAAAGGAAATCATGCTCAAACATATCTAAGAGCTATTCACGAACAACTTGTTGCTATATTAAATTATGCAGTTAAGTTTTACAATTTAAACAAAAATCCTTGTTCAGCAGCTGGAAGAATTGGAAAAAAGAACGCTGGAGAAATGAATATATGGACGTTAGAGGAATTTAAGCAATTTATAGAAGCAATCAAGCATAAAAAAGAAGCTGTAGTTGGATTCAATATATTGTTTTATACGGGTATGAGAGTAGGCGAAATGTTAGCATTAACAATATCAGATATAGATTTTGAAAAACATAAAATAAGGATAAATAAAACTTTTCAGAGAATAAAAAGAACTGATGTTATATCAACTCCAAAAACCCCTAAGTCTAAAAGAACTATTGATTGTCCTAAATTTGTTATAGATATTATACAAAATTATATCAAAGTATTATATAAACCTACTCCAAAAACTAGATTATTTGAGGGATTTACAAAACATAAATTTCAAAACGATATAAAGGTATACTCTCGGAAAGCCAACTTGAAAAAAATTAGAGTTCACGATTTAAGACATTCTCATGCAACTTTTTTATTATCGAAAGGTGTTAATATAGTATCGCTTTCAAGAAGACTAGGACACGAAAGAGTATCAACCACTTTAGATATATATTCACACGTTCTAAAAGAAGATGATGATTTGATAAGAGACATACTAAATAGCTTATATGAACAGTACTAAAAAGGTACTGTTTTTTTATGAAAATGTTTAAAAATTTAAAGTTTTTACTTTTTTTAATAAAATGAAAACAAACAAAAACAAGTATTTAAACTATAAATAAAATTTAAACGATACATCATCCATAAGAATGATGGCTTTATCCAGGTCATTCTTGTAAGGCTGAATTTACTTCCAAACTTTCCTAATTTTAAAGCCTCGTCTGCTATTTCATTGTTATATGCCTGATAAACTCTTATTGTCTTGTCATCGAATACTGCATAAATATTTCTTTCCTCTTCTTTTTTCATAATCAATCCTTTCATTCGACGTCTTTATTTGTAAAGTCACATCTGTTTAATTGCTCCATTGCATGTTTTCTTATCATTTCTTCATCACTTTGTAATAATAATTCCAATTTTTCTTTCGCCTTAGGAGTGTTTATGTCTCCCAAAGCAAAGCAGCATTTTCTGACCAGTGCAAAATTATCATCCCAACGGTATTTTTCAAAATTTGAAATTGCTAATTCATATATGCAGTCTATTGTTCTTGGTAATCTCATTTCTTGAAAATAACTTGCAAAATCCTCATGTTCGTTATGCCAATTTTCTTTTGATAATTTGCATAAAATATCTATCCATTCTTCAGTATGTAAATTAAATTCCCATATTGCTGAACACACATAGTAAAGCTTATCTTCATCTTTTTCATCATAAGCCTTTTCTAGCCCTTTTTTAATAATTTTTACTTTTTCTTTATCGTTAATATTGAATTTATTTTTTATCTCATTTTTATTTTTACTTTTCATTAATTCAATCACTATATTTAAAAGTTCATTATTTTTTGCTTCCATTTTATTTATTCTCCTTTATAAATTCATACTTTTTCAAATTCTGATTAAATATTTCTAATCCTTTCCCTCCTTCTTGTCCTAATTGTATATTTATTTGTCTTTTTTCTTCTTTAAAACGCACAAATTTATATCCCCAGCCAGAACTTTTTTCAGGCATTGGCATATTAGGATATTTATCTTTAACAACATTATCTTGAGTGCAATTTCTCTTTCCTAATTAAGATAATTTATACATTTCAAATGTATCTTCAACATGTTCTCGTATAATATCTTTGTCACTTTTAGCCAACAATTTAAGTTTTTCTTTTGCCTCTTCCGTCCCTATTGCTCCCAATGCATAACAACATTTTTCAACTAATTGACAGTATTCATCATGACGATATTTTTCAAAATCTGAAATTGCTAATTCATAAAGACATTCTAGCGTAGACGGTAACTTCATTTCCATAAAATAAATAGCAATATCCTCATGTCTCCAATGCCATTCTTCTTTTGAAATCTTACATAAGATATTTATGAATTCCTCAGAATACAAATCAAATGTAAATATTAACCAAAATAAAATATCTAATTTTGTTTTATCTTTAAATAAATAGGCTTTTTCTAATTCTTCTTTTATAAATTTTATATCATCAATAAAATATTTTTTTTTCAATTTATTTATTGATATTTTTTTATCTAAATATTTTTCTAGCAAATTTTTAGCTTCATTGAAATCATTTATTTTTTCCATGATGAATATCTCCTTGTTTAACATTTATCTGTTTAATCCGTTGATTAAATATCTCTAAACCACTACCTTTACCTAAATTTATAGTTATTTGACTTTTTTCCTCTTTAAATTGAACACGCCCCATTTTCTCCCATCCAGGAAAAGTTTGTTTCATATTTGGGTACAAATCGTCTATAATTGAAGCTGAATTATTTTTCACTCCAATTTGCTCTAAAACTCTTAAAGTTCCTGGTTTTGTTTTTATCTCTACAGTCATTCCACCATGTTTTTCTTGATATCCAGAAGAATATGAAAAATTCTGAGTAATACTTGTTTCTTTTTTAGGAGGAATATCTCCTGTTTCCATTAATCTATTATAATGTTTTTCAGAAATTGAACGATAAAAAACATCATAATTTCTGCTATAATCTTATAAGTTGGAACAGAAACTAATCCTTGACCTTTGTTTCCAGTTTCAGTATACGGAATATTATATTTAGTATCAAAATTCCATTCATTATTTCTACCTAATGTATAATTACCTTCAGAATTTTTCACTGCTGTTTTTGGAATTTCTGATTTGAAATTCCAATTCGATTTTGATGAATTTAATGTATAAGTTTTTTCTGAAGGCTCGATTACAGTATTTCATTAAAATTTCCTGCTTTATTCATTTTAAACTGTTTTAATACCAAGCCATTGAACGCCCTGCTGAGCAATATATCCGTTGGCAGCTTTACTGCTAAATTTTCAGTCTTTTGACGTCGGTTAACTGCTTCTGGTGTAACATACTGTAACTCTCCATCAGTTTATGAAATGATTTAATATCACTTGGCATCATTGACTGAAGTCTACCATCTTCAAATACAACTGCGACACCTTTTTTTATTTTGTCAGCACCATCAATATAGTAAAATGATTTACCATTTACATTTCTTACATTCTTATTTTTCTTAGCTTCTTTAATTACTCTTTCTGCTTATTCAGTAAAGTTCTTAAATCCTTCCAGTGAGTTTTCAAATGTTCCCTTAGAAACACCTAATCTTTTTTCTAAAGGAAAAGAGATTATTACATTATCTTTTCCAATCTTCCAATAATCCGAGTCTTTCCTTGTATTCTTCAAGTTCTATCTGTAAACTTCCTTCTATATAGATCCTATCTCCTTTTTTTAAATCCATATCTTTTTCCATATCCAAAATTATGTCTCTGTCTACAATGGAATTTTTTGCATAATAAGTAAATTCATTTATGACTTCTGTTATTTCTACTACTGCATCTATTCCAGAATATTCATTTTTTTGTACGTACATTAATTCTTCATTTGTTCTTTCAAATTCTGTTATCCAAGATATAAACAGATTTCCTTCTATTATGTCTCCTACCTTTCTTTTCATACTTATATTGTTCATCATAAAAACATCTTCTGAAAATTCCATGAAATATATACCAAATTCTTTTCCATCATCTATTTTTTTTACCCTTAACCACCTTTCATCAAAATCCGCTTCTATTTTCTTTATTATAAATTTTTCCATTTTTATACTCCCATCTTTCAATTTATTTTGCTGGAACTTTAAAAGGCATCATAGATTGTATTTTCCCATCATACATTATTACTTTTACACCTTTTTTGAGTTCTTAATAACTTTAAAATCGTCTATTTTTAATTCTCCTTCTACATAAATCATATCACCTTTATTATAGCTTATCCTACTTTCAAAATCTATTAATATTTTTCTGTCAGAAATATCTGATTTTACATATATAGAATATTCATCTATTACTCTATATACTTCTACTATCGCTTCAATATAAGATGAATTTTTTATAGGTTGTTCATATGATATTTTATTAGATTTATTAACCAATGATTTAAAAGAAAAAGAACGTGAGCTTTGTTCATTTTTTTTATTGTTTATTTTTATGCTTTCACATACAAAAACAATTAACAATCTTCCTTCTAATATATCTCCTTTTTTTATATCTTTCATATTTTCAAAGGTTTCTACATAATCTTCCATATCTGATAAAAAATACATCTTTAATTTTTTATTATCTGATGTATCTTTTACTAATACAAATCTTTCAATTCCGTCGACTTTAAGAATTTTTTCTACTAAATATTTTTTCATAACAATGTACTCCTCAAAATATTTTCTTTTACAATTTTATTTCAGTTTATGAAATGATTTAATGTCACTTGGCATCATTTCCAATATCATGCTAATTGAAAATATATCTAGATATTTTAAATCTTTTTCAAACATACTTATTGTTTTATCTAAAAGATAATTATCTTCTAAAGTTTTAGTTAATATATATAGAATATCCCAGTATTTATCATATTTTAAGTTTATATTCTTCACTTTACTTATTGTTGATAGTATTTTCTCTACTTTTTCTTTTAACCATTTTCTTTCTTCTTTTTTTGAAATATTAAATTTCATATATTGTTCAAGATATTGTTCTCTTTGCATATAAAAATAACTCCCATTATAATGTAAAAATATTTTTTTGCTTTTTTATAGGTTTCTATATTCATAAATTACTTCACCACTTTCTAATAATTTCTACCTTTTATAAAGTTAAATTCGTTATCTAGTGTTACATAAATATTTTTCACATACTCAATCCTTTCATTCTACATCCTTATTTGTAAAATCACATCTCTTTAACTGCTCCATTGCATGTTCTCTTATAGTCTCTTCTTCACTCTGTAATAACAATTCCAATTTCTCTTTCGCCTTAGGAGTATTAATATCTCCCAAAGCAAAACAGCATTTTCTCACTAATGCAAAATTATCATCCCAACGATATTTTTCAAAATTTGAAGTTGCTAGTTCGTATATACAGTCTATTGTTTGGAGTAAATGTATCCATTGAAAAATTGAAGCTATTGTTTCATGTTCGTTATGCCATTCTTCTTTTGATAATCTACATAAAATATCAGCAAATTCTACTTCTAATTTAAAAAATATAACTGTACTAACTAAATCATCTATTTTGTCTTCAGACTTTTGAAAAAATGCTTGTTCAAAACTTTTTTTTAATAATTCAATTTTCTTTTCCTTTGTAAAGGAAAATTTATTAAGAAACTCTTTTTTTGTTATTCTTTTATTCCAATAATCATTTATTAATTCAAATACTTCGCTAATTGTAATTTCACTTTTTAAATCCATTTTATTTATTCTCCTTTATTACTTCGTATTCTTTAAGATTTTGATTAAATATTTCTACCCCTTTTCCTTTTTCTTTTCCAAGTTGAATATTTATTTGTTTTTCTCCTGTTATTTTATTTTTTTTTCTTTAAAACGCACAAATTTATATCCCCAGCCAGAACTTTTTTCAGGCATTGGCATATTAGGATATTTATCTTTAACAACATTACCTTCTGATCTTATTCCTATTTTTTCCATTTCATTTATAGTTCCTTGCTTTGTATAAAATTTCAGTTGAATACCATCATAACTATCTGTAAATCCTAAATTAGGTGATATTGACGTTTCTCCTGTTCCTTTTAAATTACCTGTATTTTTTAATATATCATAATGCTCTTGACCTATTGTTCTATAATAAATTTCATATATGGAATAATCATTAATAAAAAATATTAATTATTATTCATTATAAGCAACTGAAATTTCTTTTTTTATTGTAGCTGTTTTACCTTCATTTTCTATTACAAATTCTAAATCAAATCCTTTTTCCATATAGATAGATGTGGTAATTTTATATTTTTCGTTTTTGGAACCTAAAATATCGGTTATTTCTTTATCTATTGAATAAATAAATTCTTTTTTATTGACATTAATAAACTTAGCACCTTTTAAACTATCAATTCCCAATCTTTCATTTACAATAATTTCACCAATTTTTTTAACTTTATAATAATATTTTTAAAATAATCAATTTCAATATCTTCAACTTCAAAAATTTTTTCTTTATTATCAGAATAAAAAAATGAAATTGAGTAAAATCCTTCTTTTTTTACTTCTCTTGAATTATTAAAATAAATAAATATAACTAATATAACTAATATAATTAATAATAATACAATAATTTTTTTCATTTTATTTTCTGAAACTTTCTATCCAACTTTCAAAAAATTCTTCTTGTTCCTTAACACTGCCAATTTTTAATTCACTATCGTAATCAAAAATATCTACTACATCAGATAAAGTAGCTTGTTTTCCCATTTGTAATTTATACGCCTTTGTCCCTCCAAATTCTTTTTGCATTCCAGAAGGATAAACATTAATAACCGAAGCATTACAAAGTAAATAAATGTTATTTAATTCTAATTTTTTTCGCAATTCTACAACAGAATCAAAGATATTATCACTTTTTGAAAAGTATATTGTTCTTTCAATTTCTATTTTTAAATTAATTTCATCTTCAATTTCTGATAAAAATAGTTTATTTTTTTCTATTTTTCCATTATTAATAATGTTAATCTCCAATATTTCCATATTATTTTGATCTTTCATATTTACCAATCCTTCTTTCACTTTCAGTTTCTATACATTTCTCCAAAAACACCATTTAAATTTTCCGATATACTCAATTCCAGTATTTTCCAATACCAAATCCTATTCTTTTTCTCCAGTTCATTTTAATACAATTTTGTAATCTTTTTTTAATATTTTTATATTTTTTTAATTTATAAATTTATAACAAAAAAATACAAATCAATTTTTTTTAACTTCTTCTGAAAAAAGTAAAAAATCACTATATTATTCTTAATAAAATTATTATATTGTACCATTCACAATTTGTCAATATTTGGGATTCAAGCTCTGATTTAATTGCTCCAAAAACTTTTCATATCATAAAAAAAATGATATAATTTACAAAACAAATTTTATAAAAGGAGCAATCGTGAATTTATTTAATCAAGAAAAAAATAACGAAAATGAAAATATAGATAATGAAAAAAATATGAGTTTTTCTAATGTTCAAGAAAAATATACAAAATTGAGAAATGAAATCGAATATCATAACAATCTTTATTATAATGAGGACAAGCCTCTTATTTCGGATATGGAATACGACGCTTTAATGCGTGAATTAAAACAGCTTGAGCAGGAATATCCAGAATTACTGAAAAATGAAAAAAATGGAGAAAGTTCGCCTACTGAAAAAATTGGGGGTACTGCGAGCGAAAAATTTTCAAAAGTACGACATCGGGTACCTATGCTTAGTCTGTCGAATACTTATAATATTTCTGAAATTGAGGATTTTGATAAAAGAATCAAAAAAATTATTTTATCTGAAAATGTTAAGGAGCATTCAAAGGAACTAGAGTATATTCTGGAACTGAAACTGGATGGGCTTAGTATAAGCTTGATTTATGAAAATGGAGCGCTTATTCAGGCTGTAACACGGGGAGATGGGCAAGTTGGGGAAGATGTGACTGAAAATATTATGGAAATTACAACTATTCCTAAAAAATTGAAGGAGAATATTTCGTTGGAAGTTCGTGGAGAAATTATCTTGCCAATTTCAAGCTTTAACCGAATAAATCAAGAACGGGAAGATGATGGTGAAGATATTTTTGCAAATCCTAGAAATGCGGCTTCAGGGACAATAAGACAGCTTGATAAGACAATTGTTGCAGAACGTGGGCTTGACTGCTATCTCTATTATCTTGTAAATGCTGAAAATTACGGAATAAATACTCATTTGGAAAGTATTGAATATATTGAAAAACTTGGATTTAAAACAACAAAAATATTTGAGAAATATACTGATTTTAAAGAATTGGAAAAATCTATCGAAAAATGGCATAACGACAGGAAAAAACTTGATTATGAAACAGATGGGCTTGTTATAAAAGTAAATAATTTTGCACTTTACGAAACACTTGGCTACACAACTAAAAGCCCACGATGGGCAATTGCTTACAAATTTCCTGCTGAACAAGTAAAGACTAAATTAATGGACGTAACTTTTCAAGTTGGAAGAACTGGTGTAATTACTCCTGTTGCTGAACTTGAAGCCGTGAATTTATCAGGTTCTGTTGTGAAAAGGGCAAGTTTACACAACTTTGATGAAATTCGCAGAAAAGATATAAAAATTGGCGATAATGTTATTGTAGAAAAGGCGGCAGAAATTATTCCGCAAGTTGTAAATGTTGTGTTTGACGATAGGACTGGACAAGAAATTGAAATTCAGGAGCCAACAAATTGTCCTGTCTGCAATAGCGAGCTTGCACACGAAGAAGGACTTGTCGCCTTAAAATGCCACAATCCACTTTGCCCCGAAAAAGTTAAACGCCAAATTGCCTATTTCGTTTCTCGTGATGCAATGAATATTTCTGGACTTGGTGACAAAATTGTCGAAAAATTTATTGAATTAGGAAAAATAAAAACAATAGTCGATATTTATTCGTTGAAAAAATACCGTGAAGAATTGGAAAATCTGGAAAAAATGGGACAAAAAAGTGTAGATAACTTAATAAATAACATTGAGTCCAGTAAAAATCGTGATTTTTCAAAAGTTCTCTACGCACTTGGAATTCCTTTTGTTGGAAAATTCAATGCGAACCTTTTAACAAAAACTTTTAAAAATATTGAAAATCTGAAAAATCAGTCAATCAAAAATTTACTGGCTGTAAAAGGTATTGGCGATAAAGTGGCAGTTGCTGTAAATACTTTCTTAAATGATGAAAATAATTGGAAAATTATCACAGATTTAAAAAATATTGGATTGCAATTTGCTGTTGATGAAACTAATTCAGAAGAAATAGCAGATAATCCAATAAAAGACAAAAACTTCCTTGCAACTGGAAAACTACAAAAATACAAACGAAACGACATAAAAGATATTATCCTGTCCAAAGGCGGAAATTATCTGTCAGCAGTTTCAAAAAATCTAGATTTTCTAATCGCTGGGGAAAAGGCTGGAAGTAAACTGGAAAAAGCTGAAAAATTGGGCGTTCGGGTGCTTACGGAAGATGAATTTGAGAAGGAATTTTTGGAAATTTAATTTTTAACATATCACCGAACACTTTCAATGTTAAATAAATTCAATAGGTTTAATAAATTTTATTTATAAAAAAATAGGGATTTCTTTAAATTACAGTAATCCCTATTTTTATTTCAATGAATTGTTATTTTATTATATCATTCGTTTCTTTGTCTAATTTATTTTGAGTCATCAATTAACCATTTTCCATTTTGTTTTACAAGTTTTAATGTTATCTCTGTTCCACCTTGATGACCTTTTCTACCATCAACAACAAAATCTTCTTCGTATTTATCTTTTAAATAAACTGTTTTAGACTTAGAATCATATTTTTTCAATTGAAATCCACTTTCTTCTCTTATATCCATTATTCCTGATCCTAATAAAGGGTCATAGTCATAATTAATATCATCATTTTCTTTTAAAAATTTCTCATCAGCAGGAGTTAATTTCCCTTCAAGTGATTTTTGACTTAATTCTATATATTTTTCTCTTCTTCTGTATTCTTTTCTGAATTTTTCTGTAATTGGAGCTTTTGCAAGCCATTTATCAAGTTCATCAGGATCTCTAATTTCTATATATTCATTCATAAAGTTTATTGCTGTATTTATCGCTTCTTTATCCTCACTACTTAATTTTGTATTTGCCTGATTACTTTCTTTAACTGTTTTTTGAACTTTACCTACTTTTGATTTATTTCTTGTAACTGACATTCCTAAACTTGCTACGATCAACATAGCTATTCCTATTTTTTTTAACATTTTTATCACTCGCTTTTATTTTTTATATTTATCATAATTTTTCAAACTATTATTTAATTTTCCAGCACTATAAAGAGAAACATTTATAAATGTATGGTCTACTGCTCTATATATTTCAATGAATATATTACTTCACTATCTCATTTGTTTCTTTGTCCAATTTATTTTGAGTCATCAATTAACCATTTTCCATTTTGTTTTACAAGTTTTAATGTTATCTCTGTTCCACCTTGATGACCTTTTCTACCATCAACAACAAAATCTTCTTCGTATTTATCTTTTAAATAAACTGTTTTAGACTTAGAATCATATTTTTTCAATTGAAATCCACTTTCTTCTCTTATATCTATTATTCCTGCTCCTAATAAGGCATCATACTCATAATGAATATCGTCATTTTCTTTTAAAAATTTCTCATCAGCAGGAGTTAATTTTCCTTCAAGTGATTTTTGACTTAATTCTATATATTTTTCTCTTCTTCGGTATTCTTTTCTGAATTTTTCTGTAATTGGAGCTTTTGCAAGCCATTTATCAAGCTCATCAGGATCTCTAATTTCTATATATTCATTCATAAAGTTTATTGCTGTATTTATCGCTTCTTTATCCTCACTACTTAATTTTGTATTTACCTGATTACTTTCTTTAACTGTTTTTTGAACTTTACCTACTTTTGATTTATTTCTTGTAACCGCCATTCCTAAACTTGCTACTATTAACATAGCTATTCCTACTTTTTTTAACATTTTTATCACTCGCTTTCATTTTTTATATTTATTCATAATTTTTCAAACTATTGTTTAATTTCCCAGCACTATAAAGAGCAACATTTATAAATGTATGGTCTACTACTCTATATATTTCAATTATTTTTTTTGAATTATATAATAATAAAGCTCCTTTACGCTCTTTTATATTCATTTTTTCTTTAGAAATCTTATTTATATTTTTTTTATAAGCTTCAATTATTTTTGCATGTTCCTCATCTGTTGTTACTGAATCAAAAATTGTCGAATACAACTTATTTTCAGAAAAAGCAAAACTGTTAAATTGTCTTTTTACACCTAACGGATCCTCTACATTTGCATAATAATAAACAGCATAACTACCATTATCGTGTGAATTTGACAACGGTTCACTTTTCACAATATTTCTCAATTCTTTTGGAGAAATTTCAAAATTAATTTTATTTGTAACTTTTTCTCCAAATACTATTGCTGATAATAGCAACATCATAAATAATAACATTTTTTTCATAATTAGTTCTCCTTTATTTTTTTTTTAATTATTTTATTTTTGATTCATCAATTAACCATTTTCCATTTTGTTTTACAAGTTTTAATACTATTTCTGTTCCACCTAAATAACCTTTTCTACCATCAATAACAAATTCTTCCTCATACTTATCTTTTAAACGGACTATTTTAGATTTAGGATTATATTCTTTCAGTAGAAATTCACTTTCCTGTACTAAATCTCCTATTCCTAATCCCAATAAAGGATCGTATTGATAATAGGAATATATATCATTATTTTCTTTTAAAAATTTCTTTTCAGCAGGAGTTAATTTTTCTTTAGGTGATTCACTTGTTACTGCATACAATTCTTTTTCCTTTAAATCTATATATTTTTCTTTTCTAAAATATTCCTTTCTAAATTTTTCTGTAATTGGAGCTTTTGCAAACCATTTATCGAACTCATCAGGGTTTTTTAATTGTATATATTCATTTGCAAAGTTTATTGCTATATTTATTATTTCTTTATCTTCATTGCTTAAGTTTTTATTTACCTGATTACTTTCTTTAAATGTTTTATGGAATTTAATTTGTTTTGATTCATTTGTTGTAGCCGCAATTCCTAAACTTGCTATAATTAACATTGCTATTCCTATTTTTTTTAGCATTTTTTATCCCTTGCTTTCGTTTATATTTTTTTTAAATATTAATTTTATAATTAACCTGCTGGATAATATTCCAATACATTCTTTATATTACCATTTTTATCAGTAATTACAACCTTTTTAGTTTTTTCATCAAATCCAAAGTACAATTTAGGATGTTTTTTCCCATCTTGACCAATATAGTTGTCTATATAATAAATTCCTTTTACAGCTGTTTTTCTTATTTTATAATATGAAACATAAGCTTCAGAATTTTCATCAAGACTTTCTTTAATGGTAAAACCATTTAAATTTTTGATATTATTAAAATCTGATACTAACGGAAGACCATTTTCAGGTTTTTCATCATAATATGATGATAGATAAAAGTTATTATTTTTAGCAGATTCTAATTTCCCTATTTTAAAGCTATATGTGTTATATACACCCTCTACACCATCTTTTTTATCCAACCAGCTAAAATTCATTATACTGATTTCCTGTTCGGGAACTTTATTTTCTTTTTCAATTTTCTCCCAGCTTTTTCCTGTTGTAGTAATTTTTGCTGCAAATGCCATTGCACTTAATACAAGTAATCCTGTTAAAACTAATTTTTTCATGTTTTTCTCCTTTCCCTTTGATAAATCTATTTTAACAAATGAACCTTAAAATTAACTGAAAATTTTTAAAAAAATTAAATTATACTTGAGCGTATTTAAAATTGAACTACTAAAAATTATATAAATTTAAAAAATAGTCGTAGCTTTTGAGTACTATTTTAAAGAAGTTTTACTATACAATAAAAAAATTGTAAATCAAGAAAATTTCAAATACAGTTTTTTTATTACTCCTAAGTTTGTTTATGATAATTTAGTGTTTTTATTATGATTTATAACACTAATACATAATTGGTAACGGAGTGTATTCTCTTACACTACTATCTTTTTTCTCTGTCAGTTCCTTAAGTCTTTCAAAATCATATCTGTAAATAGTATCTTTTATATCCGTTATATTTATTTTACTTAAAGTTTTTGATGCTTCTTCAAATTTTCCTAAACGACGCTCAGTTTCAGCTTTTAAAATTATAGATAGATTATATTGAATTTTATCAGCACCATTATTTTTAGAAATCATTTTTACTAATTTGTCAGCATAGCTTAGTGCTTTTTTCAAATCATTTTCTGTTGCTAAATTTTTTTCATCATAGACATCACCAATACTTCTTATAGGCTCGTCTAAATAATATGACACAATTGAACTCCAGTATTCTGATGGTGCTTTAGAAAATATCTCGTCAATTGCCTTTTCATTTCCTAAAGATTTGTATAAATCTACCAGTCTGAAAAGTTCTTTCTCTGAATAACGTTCTTTATTTTTCTTAATAGCATCCTGTAAGTAATACAACGCTTTTTCTCTAAATTCTTTTTTTGTTTTTTTATCAATACTTTCCTTATTAAAATCCATATAGTCATAACCATAATAGTTTATTTGAGATTTTTCTATATCAGAGAGAGTGTAGTAAAAATTTGCTATTCTTTCCAAATGAATGTTCTTATCCTGTTTTTCCACTAAGGCATTTGCTTTACCAAATTCTTTGTTACTAATATATAAATAAGCTAAACTCCAAGGAAATTCACTTTCATTTTCCATAGGCAAAGATTTTTCAAGATAACTTATCCCTTTTTCCAAACTTTCCTTTAAAGTATTAGTATTTTCAAAATTCCAATTAATTTGTGCTCTATACGCTTTGTAATACGTTTCACCTATTTCCTTATCTGAAAATCCTCCTGCCATTTCATAAAATCTTCCTAAATAATATTCTTTAGGCAAATTTTTAGGAATAGCCTTATACTCTTTTGAGTTTATTATTTTTTTATATTTTTCCAATTCTTCTTTTGTAAATTCATTCTTGAACATTACAAATTTATTAGTCGGACATTGTGGCGAATAATCAATGCTTCTAAACTTCTCTTTTCCTATTGGACAAATATAATCCTTTTCTATTGCTGGTACAGAAAATCCATTTGTAACATAAAGTGTTAATCCTGCCACAACCAATGCTAATAAAATTCTTGCTTTCTTCTTCATAATAATTCCCTGCTTTCTTATCAT